CGAACCAATTAACGTACGTAATCTTCGTGTTAAAATAACCCCAACACGTTGAGGAGGTGATCAGCATGGGAAAATTTGACGAAAGAGAAAAGCATATCCTTGACGACGGTAAGCGACTCATGTTCGATCAGCTCGAACAGACTATTCGCGATGTAAGAGCGAAAAATGATATTAGTATCGAAGAACTCAAAGCCATGGGTGAGATGTTTGATGCTATTAAAGACGTTATTACTACATGCGCTATGGATGAGGCGTCTTACTACGAAGACGAAGAAATGATGCACGGCAGAAATATGCCAAGCTATTATGATCGCACAAGAATGCCTTACTATGATCCGAGTTATACGGACGGTATGATCATGCACAACCGTACCGGATATTCAGGAAATTACAGAGGAAACATAAGACATTCCGATAATGGCTCTAACTATAATCCGAATGGAATGAACAATATGAATCGAAATGGATCATATATGAGTCATTCTGACGGAACCGATTATTCCAGAACGAGAGTAATGAACCATCTTGAAAAGATGCTCGACGCTGCTGAGACAGAAGAAGAACGTAAAATGATCACAAGATGGATGAATGAAGCTTAAGGACTGATATTTAATGGAAGTGGTAAATCTTATTATCGGGCTTTTGGGGGCGGGTATCGGTTCTGGAATTATGATGATATTTCATGCCGTTCTTCAACGTAAATGGCAGAAAGAAGATAAATCGTCAGAGGCAATGAATGCCCAGACTGAAGCCCTCAAAGTAATGATGATTGATAGGGTGAAACAACTTGGCAAAGAGTATATTCGCCAGGGTTATATTTCACTTGAAGATAAAGATACAATAAAAGAAATGTTTCATGCTTATAAACGATTAGGCGGAAACGGGCATCTTCAAACGACCATGTCAGAAGTTGAAAAATTGGAGGTACGGCAGGAATGAACAAAGCGTTTTGGAAAGCAGCCGGTATCAGAGCATTAAAAACTATCTGCCAGACTGCTGTAGCAATGATCCCCACAACGGTCATGATAACAGAAGTAGACTGGGTCACTGTGATCGGTACATCTCTTGGCGCTGGAATATTATCACTGCTGACTTCTATTGGCGGTGGTCTGCCGGAAGCAGGTGAGTAGTATGGCAAAATCGGTAATCGATGTATCAAGCCATAACGGAAGTATTGACTGGAGCAAAGTTAAGATCGATGGAGTGATGATCCGTCTCGGGTATCGTGGATATGGTCAGGGAACACTTGAAATGGACAAGCAGTTTCTCGCAAACATAAGAGGCTGTGTTACTCATGATATTCCATTCGGTGTATATTGGTTCTCCACCGCTATTAACGATAAAGAAGGCAGAGAAGAAGCTGAATTTGTTCTGAAAAACATTTCAAGCTATTCTCTAAGCCTTCCTATTATTATTGACTCAGAATATTCAAACATCAGCCGATCTGGTAGAAGCGATTCTCTGAGTAAGACCGTCCGTACAAGTGCCGTAAGAGCCTTTTGCGAAAGGATCAAAGAAGCTGGACTTGTGCCTGGAGTATATGCGTCAGAAAGCTGGTTTAAGTCAAATCTTGATGCATCATCTCTTCCGTACTTCATCTGGTGCGCCAAGTACTCAGCTTCAAAGCCGGTCTATCCAATGACAATTAATGCGTGGCAGTACACTTCGTCAGGAACTATTGCAGGAATTAATACCAAAGTTGACTTCTCATACTGGTATTCGGAATTCACAAGTAAACAGAACATTTCGAAAAAAGCCATCACACCGGTTGATTATTTGCAAACCGATTCCAGATGGAAGTCTATCAGATACGGTATTAAGGATGAGACATCTACAATAGGTACTGCCGGATGTGGACCAACCTGTGCTGCTATGGTTATTGCGGGTATCGCCGACTCAAGTGTTACTCCTGCGACTACTTCAAAATGGGCTCTTGATAACGGCTATAAAGCATACCATCAGGGAACTTACTACTCATACTTCGTTCCTCAGTTTGCTAAATACGGTATTAAATGCAACCAGCTTAACAGCTCAACGGTATACCACGGAGCAAATCTTGCAAACTCCGTAAACGCCACAGCATTTAACGCCGTTAGACTTGGTCATTGGGTTGTCGTTTGTATGGGAAAAGGCGATTGGACAAGCTCTGGTCACTTTATCCTTTGGTACGGGCTTGACGGGGATGATGCACTGATATTTGATCCAAACAGCACAAAGGCAAGTCGCAGAAAAGCACCTGTGGCAAAAATGCAGTATCAGGCGAAATACTACTGGTTAGTCGAGGTGCCAAAAGGAGATGCTGCCGAGGAGGATGATATGACTAAAGAAGAAGTACTCCAGATTATCAAAGACTGGTATTACGAAGAGGGCCTTAAGAAACCTGCTAAAGATGCGACTCCTGCTCTTGATTGGGCTTATGAAAACGGCATCATGAAAGACGGCGCTTATGAGAGACCGGCGACTCGCACAGATGTAGCAAGGGTCGCTAAGAGACTTTATGATATTTTAAGCAAGAAATAAAGGGCCTTAATAAATAGCTCACAAGTTATATTCATTATTTTTCCTTTCTAACTCTTTTGAGACCGCTCCTAAGTCTGACCTCTCTTTAAGGGGCGGTCTCGATATTTTGTGAGGTGTTAATTGTGAATTATGCTGAGATAAAAAATTATGATATTGCGAACGGACCTGGGGTCAGAGTGTCACTCTTTGTAAGCGGATGCAGACATCATTGCAAAGAATGTTTTAATCCCGAGACGTGGGACTTTAATTATGGTAAACTATTTGACGAGAGCGTAGAAGACATGATATTCTCTCAATTAGCTAATCCATACATTGAAGGTCTGACACTTCTCGGCGGTGATCCATTCGAGCCTGAGAACAGTAAAGTATTAAATCGATTTGTGAAAAAATCCCGGCAGAGATTTCCTGAAAAGTCGATTTGGTGTTACACTGGATATTTGTATGAGGAGCTGCTTAAAGCTGATACGGACCGGGTAGAACTGTTGTCTAATCTGGATGTGCTGGTTGATGGTGAATTTGTGCTTGAGCTAAAGAGTCTCATGCTTAAATTCCGGGGATCGTCCAACCAAAGACTTATAGATATTCCAGCGTCTTTATCGTCCAGAAAAGTGGTCCTGTGGGGTTAATAGCGGTCTATTCCTACATTATTCCTACATTTAGACCGGTGTAGGAATGATATTTCGTGGGTTTTATCTTCTGAAGAAGACGATGAAATCCTGAGAGACTTATAACACGGTGTAGAAACTACAAAGAACTGGGCGGTTCTAAGAAGTACTTAAAAGTAGTCAAACCTGGGATATTCATACATTATTCCTACATCAAGCCTACACCATACATATCAGCTATTCCTACAAGTCCTACAATCTATTTTAGTTTTTCCAGTTCGGTTCTAAGCCAATCGAAATCTCGTGATGTGTATACTCTTTCGGTCAAATCGTTTATCTTATGTCCAACAAGATATTTGATCGCATACTCATCAACTTTATTCTTTTTAGCCATCGTGACAAAATGTTTACGGCAATCATGCGGTTTGTGGTCGGGGTTGATATTTAACTCGGCCACTACTTTTTTAAAATAATACCGATACGAGGAATAGGACGAGAGATCATCATACTCGAAAGAATGCTCCCGGATTACATTAAAAAGATATTCGCTCCCAAGACTTATTGCGAGGTTATAGAACTCTTCCACAAAAGGTCTTACTTTCGTATGTATCGGTACTGTTCTGTTTTTGCCTGATTCTGTCTTTACGCCACCTTTAAAAGTCCACTCGGTTATATTTGTGTCGACTACTTTCAAACTGCACATCTCAAGCGGTCTCCATCCTGAATAGCAGTGTATAAGGATGATCTTGACAAAAGGGATATTTGTGTGTTCCCAAAGTATTTTCATCTCACTGTCAGTAAACGGCATATGGTGATCCTTAGCTTCTGGTCTTGTGTATGTCGAAAGCTTCATCTCACGAGCTATGTTATGCTCAACCACATCATACTCAACAGCGTAATCGAATAACATATTACACAAGCTTTTCATACGGCTTTTAACATTTGCTGATGCGTATTGTTTCTCGCCATCGATATCCCTGTAAGCATTCTCAATACAGTCTCGTATATGCATCGGACGGATCTCTGTGACTTTCATATTATGCAGCGGATGACAGTACTTCCAGGCTGTAATGATATTCTTCTTAGACGATTCAGTAATCTTGTCAAAGTACCAGTCAGACCATTTCTCATATAGCTCGGTCATGGTCATCTCGATCATCTTCTCATACGGGTTTTTGTTATATTCGAGCAAAGCAGCATAAGCCCCGTTGTAAGTTTCGAAATACGCTTCCGGCTTTAACAGTTTGCAAATAGGTCGTCCTTTGTCATTCTTACCAACGGTGACCATTGCACGAAACGGTTTCCTGAGATTCTTTCCTTTAAGTTCGCTGATTTGTCCAAAACCATTAGGTAGTCTCCTCCTTTTGTTAGGTTTTCTTTTTGCCATTATATTTACTCCTTCCAACACCTCGAAATTATGATACCATAAAAGTGGGTGATTGTATGATTAGAGAAGGAGAAAAACAATGCCCAGTCTGCGGTGGATATTTAAGAAAGTATGACAAGGTAAAACGATTAGTCAGGACTAAGAATCGGGAAACAAGAGAGATTCTGGTACAAAGATGGCAGTGCAAAAACTGTAACAAATTACACCGGGAACTTCCTGATTATATTATTCCGTACATGCGCTACGAAGCAGAATTGATACAAGGTGTGATAGAAGGCATAATAACTCCAGATATTTTGGGTTATGAGGATTATCCTTGTGAACTCACCATGAGAACGTGGAAAAATTCGCAAAAATTGCAAGTTCTGTTATGGAAAAAATACGTCTTTTGATAAATATTTGGAGGTAGAAAAATGTTGAATATTATTAAAGAAGCAGGAAAAGAAATCGGCGGAATCGCATTCAAAGCAACCGTGAACTACGGCGCTGCGAAGATTATGGAATCTTACGCGGTGCTCAATGGTATCATCGGTGTTGCAAGTGTAGCGACAACCGCAGCTAAGGACTGTGGAAGAATAGCAAAATACCGGATTGAATACGCAACAAGAGATCCGTATTGGAGAAGAGTGGAGGAGCTTTAATGCTTCTCTTTTCTTTTTGTCCGGGATATTTTTCCGCAAAAGATACAGACTCTTTAATGGAAAGGAGTGATTAATATGAGAACAATGTTTAAAGTGTTGTGGTGGATCATGAAATTAGGACTTAAAACAGCCGGATATTTTATGGTCTATCTATCGGCAACTATAGCATGTTTGTGTATTATTGGAAAAGTTAGCGAAGACTTTAGGAAGAGAGGTTAACCGCCTCTTTTCTTTTTTATTCAAGCGATATTCTTCGCAAAAAATACAGAGTCTCTTATGCAAACGATAACCAGATAAATAGGAGGTATGAAATGGGTAAATTAATAGCAGAATTAAAAAGATATTGGGAAGATATGGACAGCAACATCTGGGTTGATGAAGAAGAGATGGATAAGGTTTGTATGATCCTTTATTATAACGGGGTTGAATTAGCCCGTATGACAGAGGATGGGACAAGCTATAAAATCACTTTCTTCGCAACCAGAAGAAAGCTGAAAAAGATTCAGAAAGATATCCATGATTTCTGCGTCCCTTACAGATACGCTATATGGGGCGTTTGAGAGAACGGAGCTCTACAACTTTGTAGGGCTCTTTTTCTTTTCTAAAATTCGCAAAATTTGCAGGTTCTATTATGGAAAGAATGTGGTGTAGTGGGAACACGCATAACTTCGGTTATGAGACTTGGGTTCGAATCCCAACAATTTCTTTTCTTTTTGTCCTTAACTAAACCCCACCTGTTTCTTTTTTATATTTTCTGATTACTGTTATACAATGCCTCTTAGAAGGAGGTAAATGCAAATGCAGGAATTCACACAAGGTTCAGTGCCGGTATCGGTTGTTGCAAAGGTATATGGTAAAGACGCTTCGTGGGTAAGAGCCGGAATCATTGCTGGCTGGCTGCCGATTGGGAAAGCTACCAGGAACGGAGAACTCGTCACAAGCGTAGATCAGATCGACAGCAGATTCGGGCGCATCAATTTTTATATTTCCCCGAAGCTTTTGTACGAGGAAACAGGATTCTTTTGGAAAGGAGAAGGACGATGAGTGATATTCGAGCAGAAGTCTCAAAGAAGAACCCTTACTGGATCGACAAGCACAGGTATTACGAGCTTAAGCATTTCTGTCTGCAATACAATTTGTGGAAGAAAAAGCGTGATATTTTGGATGGGATTAATACTTCATCAATAATAACCCCAGGTGAGAAAACAACCTCAAGCAGTACTGAAAAGACAGCTCTTAAACGGATGTTTTACTCAGACCGTATTCAGATGATAGAAGAGGCTGCCAAGCGTACAGACCAGGTCATAGGAAGTTATATTTTAACCGGAGTTACGGAAGGACTATCATTCGACAAGCTTAATGCAAGAAGTCCTGTACCGTGTGGAAAAGACAAATATTACGACTTATATAGACGCTTCTTTTGGCTTTTGAGTAGGGCTCGCAAATAATACAGGTCCTTTTACGACAAAGATATTTTGTAGTCAAAAGGAGGACTAAAATGAACACAATTAAAGTTCCAAAAAACACTCGTGAAGTCGAGATTTCAATGGAAGACAGAACATATTGGATAGTGATATCTGATTCGAGCGAATTGTACGATCGCGTGATGGTCACGATATTTGGACCGACAGAGGTATCGACCCTCTCGGACAAGATCGGCAAGCATTATGGAAACGTTTTTACATTCGAATTCGAAAAAGACACTATAAGAATATTTGTGTATGAGAGAGAAATCTTGATCGAAATCGAGAAGATCTAAGGACTTATAAGGAGTTGTTATATTCATAGCAGCTCCTTTTGGCTTTTCTCTATCCGCAAAATTTGCAGGCTCTTTAATGGACGAAAGGAGGTGATCAGATTATGATAAACGGAAAAGATATCTACATCTACGCCGGAACGGTTTTCAATGAGAAAATCGGAGAATACATCCGTGTTTCAGACATGGACAGTGAGTACTCAAGGTGTAAAATGCCTTGTCCTCATGGCTATGGCACTGAAGGAACGTGTATGTACAACCGTAGAATCGGAAACCATCATCCGGATGACGATGATTTGGTAACCACTTGGTGTTCCGTGCATAGCTGATCCGCAGCAGCGAAAGAGATCTACGATTTTGTAGGTCTCTTTTTCTTTTAGCAAATGATTCTTGTCATACTATTTTAGGAGGAAACCCATGACAGTAAAAGAATTAATTGAACTACTAACTGAATTACCAAAGGAAGCAATAGTAATGATTTCTCACGATCTTATCTGTGACGAACACGAACTTGTTGACGTACAAGGACCAGACGGCGATAACAGAGTGTGGTTACGTGAAATATATTATTAGAATTATCAAATTATTTCGCATGTGAGTAGTCCACCTGATTAGCAAAATTTACAAACACTCTTATGGAACATTATCATTCTAATTAACAAGGAGGTTAGCATGACTACAAAACAAGAGGAAAGAAAACGTGCGATGGAACAAGAGAACGGAAAATATGCGCTCTATAAAATATTTGGACTCATGGGTATATGGGCCGGAGGAAAGCTTCTATTAAGAGCGATAAAACATGACACTATAGAGAAGCATCTCAAATGGCTTGCAAACGAATCCAAAGAATATGGGGCACTTTATAAAGATTTTGAAGAAGGGCACAGACTTGTAGTAAGATACGAATGATATTTTCTGGGAGACTTGTGAGACAACTCACGGGTCTCTTTTTGTTTTTGCCGTACGCAGGAGACCGTAACAGGTGATATTTTAGTATTAGGGAAAATTCCCGGAGGAAGAAAATGACAAAACTCGATTTAGACAAACTACTTGACAATGATATTTATGAGGATCGGGACGAAGCAATACTTGCAAAGATCTCCCAGAGACGCCGTCAGATCCTGGTACATAGTTATATTTACTACGAGATGGACGATAGTGTTGTAAGTGACGCTCAGTGGTCTCAGTGGGCTAAGGAACTGGTATGGCTTTCACAGGAATTTCCTGATATTTCAAAGAAAGCACCATATTACAAGGAATTTGACGGATTTGACGGGAGCACGGGCTTTGACTTCAAATATGATGAGAAGATCAAGAACCGCGCAGCTCAGCTTATAGCACACAAAGGAGCATGATATGAGTAACGTAGCACTTACAGGGATTATATACGTCGCAGTGGTGATTGTATGGTTCGGCTTTGGTTATATTTTAGGACGAAAAAAAGGTGTTAAGGATGTGGGAGTCATCAAGATATACCCAGATGAAGAAGGAAATGACTATCTGATGCTCGAACTATCCAAGGATATGCGTGAACTCAAGACATCCAAGAAAGTGGTTGTCAGGGTAGAGACTCGCGAATGATCCGCAAATAATACAGCTCCTATTATGAAAGGTTATATTTACTTTACTGAAAGGAGTCAAAAATGATTAAGAAGTTGAAGAAGAAATGGAACTCTATGGAAAGTGATGATCGTATTTTATTAGTAGGAATGGCCGGTATTGGAGCATGGTGCTGCTTAGCAGGACTTATTGGATCAATCATTGGCACGACCGTAGCAACAAATCGAATCATCAAGAAAGGAGTCAATTTCGAAATCGAAAATAAGTTTATTGCACGGGATGGCACTGAGACAGTAATTAAGTAGAAATCTAACCGGAGAGCCCGTAGCAGAGTCTACAGGCTCTCTTTGGTTTTGTCCAGTCTTTCGCAGATTTTACAAGCTCTTTTATGGCTAATAGTTACAGTTATATTTTAAAAGGAGCTTGATATGAAAACTACTGGAGAAAGACTTGGACTGAGATGTAATAGGTATTATATCACACTTAGGGATAAAGAGGAAATGAAGAGAGCCAAAACAATGTTAGAACATTGCAAAGTTCTACAAATAAAGGATTTCTATTTCAGAAAATGCCCGGAAGGATATTTGCTTATTTCAAAACATAAGGCGGGTTCTTTGAAAGGTAAACCATATATTGAGTGGAGGAGAATGGTACAGAAAATAAGAGCTGAGAGAAGAAAGCATTAGCCAGACAGGAGAATCTGTGATATTTTGCAGGTTCTCTTTTCTTTTTCGCAAATAATACAGCTTCTATTATGAGAATTATTTCATGCTATTTGAAAGGAGTAAAAAATGAAAAATCTCAAAGACACATTAGAAGCAACGTCTACCTATATTATGGTAAACGAAACATTTCTGAAGTATATGAAAGAGAGTTTTACCAGCGATCATATTGTGTGCCGTATTCTTTTGGAAAGAGTTTTTGACGAAAACGTTGAAGACTACTATAAAGAAGCAGGCGCTATTATCAGAAAAACGGTTGATTCTCTGGACGATGAAGAAATCTGTATTATTTATAATATGATAGTGGCAGCGGTTTCGAAATTGTGCGAAGAGAAATAAAAAAGTAACATGAAAAATCGTAGAGAATCTGTGATATTTTGCAGGTTCTCTTTGTTTTTGCCGGAAATCATGCAAAATTTAGGGAAGTAGTTGAAAAACGAGGCTCTGAGAGGCGATTTAAGGCGAGTTAATTTAAAACAGAACCTACGGGTCGAAAAAGCACATAAATCGCTCTATGGGGCTATTAAGTGGCTTCTCGGCGATTTTGGCTGATTTTAGGGTATTTTAGAGTGTTTTAGGGTATTTTCGCATAATTTACAGCCTCTTTTACGACAAAAGATATTTTGTGGTAATCAAAAGGAGGAAATTATGAAATTTTTCGAATTACCAAGAAAGCACGTTGGAGTAACAGAAACAATGATAACTACTGAGTTAGATGAGTATCATATTATCATACTCGAATCGAAACTCACAAGAAGGATAGTGGTCACTGTATTGGCTGAGAACGAGCAATCAACACTCGTACAGACGATAAAGGATAACTATCATTCCTACGAGTTTCATTTCGATATGAATGATGATATTTTGATCGACATCGGTAGAGCAATTGTAATTTCTATAGCGCCGACTAAGTTATCATAAGGTAATACGAGGATTTGCGTAAGCGTTGCAAATCCTTTTGATTTTCTCCGTTCGCAAAAAATACAGTTTCTATTATGCAGGAAGAGTCCTGTATTATTTTTATATTTTTTGACGGAGGTGTGACTATGACTGTAAATCTGAAAACTTTAAAAGAACTCCAGGACCAGCTGATGGAAAAGGAAAAGAAGTTATCGGACGAAGGTAAAGACCGATTCAACAATAAAGAGTACGTTGATGTAATTGATGCTCTGATTTGGCTGAATCATGCTTTGCAGGCGGTAGATAATTCAAAAAGTAAGGGCGGTCTTAAAGGAGAAAATTTAGATAATTTCAAGGTGGCACTTATCGAACTTAAAAGGTTAGGAGTAATCGGGGCATAACCCTACGGAGAGACTTGTGAGAAATCATGAGTCTCTCTTTTTTATATTTTTGAAAGGAGTAAAGAGATGGAAAAATTATATTTAGTATATGTCGATGCTTACACGGAAGATTATGGAACAAGCGTTCAATTAGTGGGAATTTACAATGACGAAAATCTTGCCACAAAAGCAATAGCCAATGTTGAACGCGAAAATCCATCTTATGAAGTTATGATAAAAACAATCGAATTGAACAAACAGTATCCCGTATTTTGTTGGTTTATAGAATCCATGTATTGTAAAGATGACGAGGAATTTGACAAAAAAAGTAAGTTAGATAAAAAGTGATTAAATTAGCAGAATATTATGAATAGATATTTTTCGAAAGGAGTAAATATGAATAACAATCGCTATATACATTTCGGTTCCAACCACTACGATAAACAAAGACTTGAACGAGCTGTAACCAGTGACAAGAAATATCGCAGGCTTGATAAACCAAACGGCTTATGGGCGTCTCCAATAGATGCCAAATACGGATGGAAAGAGTGGTGTGAAAACGAAGAGTTTCGGTTAGAGGGCCTTGAAGAATCGTTTGAATTTACGTTATCACCAGAAGCAAAAATTCTTAGAATTGAAAAGTTGAGCGACGCTACTGATTATTTTATTGCGGATCGGAGGATCGATTACGCCAACACACTCATTACGACTGTATATAGTTTAAATCTTCCTTTGATCTACGATCGTTACGATGCCATGGAAGTAATTTTGTCAAATGATTGGCAGACCTTCCATGATATTAATATCTTTTATACATGGGATGTCGACTCTATTTGCGTCTGGAATCCGGATATTATCGTTAAAGTAAAGGAGTAAAGAGATGATCGAATTAAACAAATATTCAGTATTCTTTGACAAGAGCTCTCCGTATTGGACTGATGGAAATGGAAATGCGGTGTTTGTGCGTCACATTGAAAACCGTTGCAACGTGCTTTTAAAAAGGCAGGGATATTTATTCTTAAATGAAGTATTAATGGAACTCGGTTTGCATCCGATAAAAACATTCGAGAAAGCGGGATGGATATTCGATGATGATGCAGTTGTTACGTTTGAATTGTCGCCGCTATTACGAATGAACGATGATCAACCACACGACATTATTGCAATTAAGATAGATTTCAATTGCGATGATGATATTTTCAGGAAACAAATTGAGGGAATGCGGAGATCACACGATCAAATCAGATCACTTCTACAATTTTTTGAAAGAAAGGAGTAATACGATGAAAGTATATGTTGTGATGGAATGTATTTGGATAGATTATTGCAGTTATGGCGGCGATCCTGAATCTTATTATTTAATGGATGTATGCTCTACCGTTGATAAAGCAAAAGACAAGGCACGAGAATTAGCTGATCAAGCTGTGATTGATCTTATGGAACCATATGATCCTGGAGAGATAGATGAACCTAAAGTCGAAGTTTTAGAAAAAGAAAAGGCTCTGGATCACATATATGAGATTGTAGTAACTTCAACTGACGAACATGAAACAAAACGCTATTACATTATTGAAAAGGAGCTGCTGTGATGATCAAATCATTACCTAACGTACCAATCTTATCCACATTTGGCATAACATATAACGATCGTCCACGATCAGATATAGTCATATCATTGCTGAAGGCTTCTGACATTTCCAGAAAAGAAGCGGCTATGTTTTTAGGAACAACCATTACGTATTTCAACAACAAAATACTACGCAATAGTTTTTCTTTTGATGACATAGTAAGAATCGCATATTTATGTGGTTATATTGTCACGTTTAAATATTACGGAATTGATAAAGAACGCAATAAAACATACCAAATAAATACGCACGACTTTATGGACAAATCGTGTATTGAAAGACTCGAAAAAACGGAGCGAATTAATCAATTAAAATGTAAGATTGGCGATCTTGAAAAAGAGTTATCAGAACTCATTGACGATGAATGATATTTTTTCGAAAGGAGCGAAACCGAGGTAGAAGTTATGACTAAAGACAATCCTACAATAATTAAGTTTCAGCAAGAAATGAAACGTATTCGCGGTCTTGTTAATGTAAAAGGTGCGGCTATTGGAAGATTTCTCGGACTCTCAAGACAAAATATTTGCAATTTAGAATCCGGATCTTCAAAGCTATCGGTTGCTCAGTATATAGCCCTGCGAGTTATATTTGAACGATTGGCAAAACAAAATGACGTATACGAGGAATACGGCTTGTTTATGTCACGCCGGTTCGGAGATCAGGATTGGCTTGATGATATTTTAGGAGGAGATGAATGAATAACAACAATCCGATCAAAGATATTCCATACGAAGATCTTAAGGAGTATTGCAAAGAGCTTGGATATTACTTATCGAAAAAGCCTGAGAAACTGATACCGCTTGAAAAATGTCTGTGTGGGAGGCATCCAAGTCATCGTTGGACTCTTACAGAGGATTGGTATACTTGTCCTGCGTGTGGCACAAAAGGACCGATTTTATCGCGAAAATTGCCTTATACCTCTGTTCAAGCGATATTTAGAACTGCTCATGAGAACGATAATGTCGCAAGAAAAGCCTGGAACAATATGATCAGAGAAAAGAAAGAGGAACTTAAATGAACAACGAAAAAATTTGGACTACGAAAGACGCTAAGCTTGCTTCCGGGATATTTGCCAGACAGGACGTAGATGAGGAAGCAAGAGAGGCAATTGATGAAGTTATTGAGACGGTTAATCGCCAGCGAATTGTTAACCAGATGCTTTACCGGAGAATTGATAATACACAAAAATTAGCGGGCATAGCTTTAATGTTCGGTGTATCAGCATACATTATAAACATTTTAGCGCATAGAAAGGACGCAAAGAAATAATGCTTGGAAACTTTGAATCGGGCGAAGTTATTGCGACTCCAAAAGTACTTAACGAGATGGAGTCCAATAAGTCGTTTTTATATTTTTGCCTCGATGCCTTTAACAAACACATGTATGGCAACTGGGGTAATGTGAACAAGGAAGACAAAGCAGCAAACGATGAAGCTGTAATATACGGAGACCAAATAGTGTCGTCTTACCGGTTTCGCAAGGGCAGTGATATTTTGATCATCACCGAAGCGGATCGCAGTAGGACGACATTACTTTTTGCAAATGAATATTAGAAAGGAGCGAGGATATGTATGTCGATTTAAAAACCGCATCTGAAATAACAGGTATTCCGATAAATACTCTATATCACAGAGCATGTAACGGTTATATTCCGTCTCGCAAAAACCTGGACGAGAAACTTGGCATTAAGAAATGTATGATCGACATAGATTCTTGTTTTGCCAGAGAGAAAGATATTCATATCATAATCCAACTTTATAAAGCAGCTCTGATAGCCGACTATTACGATTGCAAGGGGTTATATGCCAAAAGCCATGAGTATTTCGAAGCTATCGACCGTCTTAACGATCAATGTATCAAACCTCATAAATGGAATAGGAGAAATTTATGCTTGCGGTGATTTATATTCTGATGTTTATCGTAGGAATCGTGGTAGGATTCGTATCTTGTCTGGCTATTATGACAAGACATTATTACGGTGGAGAGATTGTATTAAATGAAGAAAAAATGTACGCAGACGACTGGGTATGCAACTATGATGACGGCAGACGATATGCCTTGATCAAGATTAACAGAGGTGATTCCAACTAAACTGAGTTCTTCCTGTGGATATTCAAGCAAATTTTACAGTTACTATTATGGACGGTACAGTTTGAACACAGGAGGTAACATGAAAAAGAAGATCAACATCAAACCAATAGTAATTGTGGCATCAACTACAGCAGTATTGTTGTTTGTTCACCTTGCAGTAGACCGTATTGACTCGGGACAAATAGATATTCCTGAGAAATACAGAGGATTTGCAAGAGAAGCGAACAACTTTGTCAGGGATGTTGCAAAAAAGGTACTGATGAATCAACTTGATAAAATGTTTTGATTCAAAAGTATCGTATCGGGGAGAGACTTATGAGATTCATAGGTCTCTCTTTGTTTTTCGTAAAAAATACAGACGCTATTATGAGAATTTATTTCATAGTTTTAGAAAGGAGTGACTAATGGATTTAGAAAAGGTCAGAAAATTGCAGGATGAGATCGTCGATAAGATGGACGAAGTAGATCCATGCGGCAAAGATTATGAAACCTATCTTGAACGGCTGGGAAAACTGGCAGAAATGGAGATATCTCAGATGACTGTGGAAGTCGATGATCGTAAAAACGAGCGCGACAACAAGACTAAGAGATATGTTGATATTGTCGGTAAGTCAGCATCGATAGGAATACTTGCCTGGTGGGTTAAACGCTCATTAAAAGTAGACGCAGAAGGCTATCAGTCTGGCACGTCTAAGACATTAGGCAGTAAGCTTATTAACATTTTGCTGAAATAAGTTTTGGAGGAGATTCGTGCAAAGTTGTACGGGTCTCTTCTTTTTATATTTTCTGAAAGGAGGAATTAATGAGTTTATTAAAGACTGTTGAGAAGCACGCACCAACCATATTCAGTGTCTTAGCCTCAGCAGGAGTCGTCGCAACCTTCATTCTTACTGCGAGAAAAGCAGAAAAGGTCCAAAAAGATATTCACGAGCTTGAAGAGCCGACTACTATGGACGAGGTTAAGGTGTGTGCGAGACATTATGCTCCGGCAATAGGTGTCGGGATTGCTACAATCGTGTGTATTATATTTGCAAATCATCTTGGTAAGAAGCAACAAGCCTCTCTTGCAGCGGCGTATATGTTATCTCACAAGCAATACGAGCTGTATAAAGATAAACTGAAAGAGCTTTACGGGGAAGAAGCGCATCAGAGAATCATAGAAGCTCTTGCGGCGGAGACAGCTGACATTCCTGATATTTATGCAAGCGGTATTTATAGCGCATCCAACAGAAAACTCGGCGGGTCAAATGAGAAAATACTGTTTTATGATCGGTTCGGAGACAGATATTTTGAGTCGACCATAGAGGCTGTTATGGATGCTGAATACCACTTGAATCGTAACTATGTACTGCGAGGATACGTTACACTCAATGAATTTTATATTTTCTTAGGACTTGAGGAGACCGAGGATGGTGATAAGATCGGCTGGGACGTAGGAAACGAGCATGACTATCTCTACTGGCTTGACTTTAACCACTACATAATTAATGTCGGTGTTCTGGATGATGGGACTCCTGATGTCGAGTGTGTTTGTATTGACGTTCCATTCGAGCCGTGTTACCTGGAAGCAGAGTACCATCTCAAGTAAATCGCAAAAAATACAACCCCTATTATGCAAATGATATTTGTTGTTTACTGAAAGGAGTAAAAAAATGTATTACAAACTTGAGAGAAGACTGAACAGGATCAAGAACGAACTTGATTACAACAAGGACGAGATATTCACGGTAGGACTTGTCTCTATCGCGGTAATTATAGGTGTATATGAAGCTTATAAGACCGGCGGTAAGGTAAGTTATAACCGGATATTTAAGCTCCTTAAGAAGAATCAAGGTAAAGACCTGCTCTTCTTCGACGGGAAGAGACATTTTATAGTCAATAATAAATAGCTTGGACGGAGAGATCTATGAGATTCATAGGTCTCTCTTTGTTTTTCGCCTCAAAATTCGCAAAAAATGCAGGTTCTTTTATGGAAGAAATTACCGAATTTTTAAGAAGAAAAGAGAGGTAGGAAATGGATATTATGAAATTAAGAACTGGATTCACAAAAAATATTATTGGTTGGATCATTAAGAAACAGATCAAGAAGAATCTTGATATCGACATTGATCCTACGATTGGAGATATAGATGTCTCCGTCGAGGATGGTGGACGAGTTAAGGTTCACCTTGAACTGGATCTTGAGACCGACACTAATACAGTTGGTGAACTGGTTAAGAGGTTCATATGAGAGTCTAACAGGCTCTCTTTTCTTTCTAATCAATGTCAAACGCAAAATTTACAATTGCTATTATGGAAGAGCGTTTCCATTTTATATTTTAAAGACGACGTGAAAGGAGATTGAAATGAAATTGCCTAAAATTGAACTTGGAGACAAAGGTTTGAATATTGTTTCGAACATTTTGACTTTCGGGGGACTTGGAATAACCCTCGCTGGCAAAATTGTAGACAATACGATAGCCGACAGAAAGTTAGAACAGAAGGTGATTGAGACAATCGCAAGTCTGTCTAATAAGAAGAAATAGGACGCAAAACGGAGAGATCTATGAGATTCATAGGTCTCTCTTTAATTTTTATATTTTCCAACCATTAGTAAGGAGCGAGTAATGAATAAATCATTCGGACAAAATCTCAAGAAGTTCGCAAAAGAGAATGCACCTGGACTGTGTGTAGCGATAGGTCTCGGAAGTCTTGTATTCGCAACAGTTATGGCAATTTACGAGACACCAAAAGCGGTTAAAGCAATTGAAGAAATGGATGATATTTCCGAGGAAGAAGATACAGAAGAAATCGAGGAGACTACTGAAGAGGAAGAAGAAACTGAAAAGAAAAAGCTGACATTCGACAGAGCAAAGAACATCGTTAAAACAACCTGGAAATTTTATATTCCTACAACAGTTGCTACAGCAGTCGGGATCTTCCTTGTGTTGAAATCACACTCGATGATGAAGAACCGATTGGCAGCTATGACGGTTGCTTATGCGGGAATTGATACGGCATACAAGCTGTACAAGCAGAATGCTACGGATATTCTCGGTGAAAAGAAGGAGCAGGAAATTTCTGACGCCGTTGCGAAAGACCGTATCAAAGACAAGGAACCGGTAGAAGACGACATAATTGTGGTTAAGCCGGGGACACTTTGCTATGATGCGGCATCCGACAGATATTTCAGATCAGATATTGAGTCAGTAAAAAGGGCGATCAATGAGATGAACCGGTATCTTCTTGACGAGTGTTATGTGTCTTTGAATGAGGTTTACTACGAAATGGGACTCAAGGGCGTTAAATACGGAGACAGCCTCGGTTGGAGAATCGATAACGGACTGATTGATGTTTCCTTCTCCTCACAGATATCGCCAAGCGGAGAACCGTGTCTTGTTATTGAGTTCTTTGCAGAACCGACTTACAACAATCAGAGCCTCTTCTAAGGCTATCGCAAAAAATACAGACGCTATTATGGAACGATTTCCAAGATTGTTAATGTTTATATTTACGGAGGTAGAAAAAATGGAAAACATTAATATGGACAGCCTTAATCTCAATGACATCGACATGAATAACGTCATTGATAAAGCAGGAGAGATGGTTTCATCAACGGTGAAATCAATTCCGCTCTCGACATTAGTTAAATTTGGAGGGGCTATGGTGATCGGAGGAGCGATTGCAGTAGCGGCTGACAGAATACTGATGCCGAAGATTGTGGAAATGTATAAACCCGAAGATGACAGAAAGATTCTCGGCAGAAGAAAGGACAAGATAATCGATGTTGAGGCTAAGGAGGTCGAGGAGAAGGACGAAAAGAAACCGAAGAAGAAAAGTAGTAAAGACAAAGACAAGAAATAGGAAATACTGATTCCAAGAGACGGGAGAGTCGGCAATGCGCTGGCTCTCTTTTTGTTTTCGAAAGGATATTTGCAAATGTATGATTACTCATCGAATTCTAATCGGAGTAAAGCCAAACCCGAAGAAAAGCGGGAAAGACGAAAATCAGTAGTATCGAAAAGTCCGACGATCAAGGAAAAATCAAAATTTACAAAGATCGCGGAAAAATTCCTTCCGGTAAGTCTTGATAATATCGGTTCTCACATATTTGAGGAGTACGTATTACCGGGGATTGGTAACGCGCTTGTCGATACGATCAGTTATATTTTCGATCTTAACCGCACTTCCTCGTCAAAAGGATATTACACAGGATCATCATGGCGAGGATATTACAGAGATCGTGACGGTGGACGCAGAAGTAAGAACCGTGAAGAAGATCCTCGTGCAGACAAGGACAATTCAGTCTATCGATACAAGGATTTCACCTTCGAATTTAGGCAAGATGCTCTCGCGGTACTTGATGAGATGGAAACGATTCTTGATACTTATCCGTCCGTGAGCATTGCAGATTTTTATGATGTGGCAGGAGTTACAAATGACAACTACACATCTAATAAATACGGCTGGACGGATCTGAGTACCGCTGAAGTTGTCCGTGCAAGAAGCGGCGGTTACAAGATTGTTCTGCCAAAGCCGCGCCCTTTAGATTAGGAGGAATTTTATATTTATGGAGACTAAGAAAACTGACAATGTAAATCACCCGGCTCATTATCAGAGTTCTAAGGGTCTTGAGACGATTGATATTATTGACGCTTGTGTGGAAAACCTCACAGGCATGGAAGCAGTCTGTACAGCAAACATCATCAAGTATATGTCGAGATGGAAAAAGAAGAACGGGCTTGAGGATCTGAGGAAAGCTCAGTGGTACTTAAATAAGCTCATCAACACTGTTGTGACGGACTCAATAACTATTTCAAACAAAGACTCACTTAGCATAACACAGTTATAGACTTAAACGGAGGTAATAGCATGAAATTAGATAACATTGTAAATAGTGTTAAATCTGGATTCAGAAAACATACATTCAAAGTAAGACAGGCATCACCACAGCTTCTGATCGTAGCAGGTGTAGCAGGACTTGTCGCAGGAACAGTACTCGCCTGCAAAGCAACAACCAAACTCCCGGAAATCCTGGAGGAAGAAACTGACGAACTCGAATTAGATGAAGAAATGGAGAATGATATTTCCGAAGAAGAGGAGGACGACGAACCAGAACTTAAGACAAAAGCTCGCAAGGCACTCAAAGTAGCTAAGCTTTACGCACCGGCAGTAGCAGTTGATATTGCATCGATTCTTTTAATCTTCAAAGGCACCCAGATATTTAAGAACAGACAGGCAGCTTTATGTGCGGCTTATGCGGCTCTTGATGCTGGATATAAGAACTACCGAAAGAGAGTGATCGAGGAATACGGTGAAGACGCCGATCGCAAGTTCCACCTCGGTCTTAAGCAGGCTGAGGTTAAAGAGAAAGTCACTGATGAGAACGGTAAATCCAAGACCGTAAAGAAGACTTACGACATTAAAGATCCTACTCAGCACAGTGTCTATGCAAGATATTTTGATGAAGCTTCCCCTTATTGGAAAAAAGACGCAGCGTATAACCACATGTTTGTCCAGATGAAGCAGAACGAATTCAATGTAAGACTCCAGGCAGAAGGATTTGTGTTCTTAAATGATGTTTATGAAGCGTTCGGTCTTCCTAAGACAAGAGCTGGTCAGGTAGTAGGCTGGAGATACAACGAAGAAAATCCTACAGGCGATAACTACATCGATTTCGGAATCTTCAATGTATATAGAGAAGACTCGATCGACTTCATTAATGACCGTGAAAGAAACTTCCTGCTCGACTTCAATGTAGATGGTCCGATTATCGACTACATGACAGATGAAATGTTCGAAGGTTAATTTTATATTTTCGAAAGGAGTATCCCTATGAAGAAAGTATTAAACGCTGCTTTGATATTCGCATTTGGATTTGTGGCAGGTAAGGCTTATGCGAGCAGAGACATGGAAAGACGTTGTAACGAGATCGTCGAAAAAGAGTTTGCATCATTCAAGGCTTACCGCGAAGCAACTGAAAAAAGAAAGAAGGCTATGGAAGAAGCAGAATCTGAAGAGACTCAGGACGAGGAAATCGAAACTGAGGAAGAAGAGGAAGAAGACTCCGAGGAATTTTATATTTCCAAAGGTGATAAAGACGATTCGGAGGATGAAAAAACCAGCGGGACTATTATTCAGAAAAACGAATACGGCGTGCTTAACTATGAAGTTGAAACGCTTGAGATATTCGGAGACATGCATGTAGAAGACACTTATGGGAATTTGATTAAAGACCCTGAGCAACTGCTTGGGATTGCTGATCTGAATGACCTGTATGACAGTGATGATCAGACTTCTGCGTATGTCAGAAACGATGAGACTCAGATGTACTATGAGGTGATTAGAGAAGTATGACAAACAGTGATATTTACTTTGACTGGATGTGTCGTAAGGTGTGTTACTTCGATGATGGCCAGGATGAGGATGCCAATCCATATGACAAGTTGCTGAGATATTTACACTCATGCACCTTTGTACCGATCATGGAGATGGACAGAAACCGCAGAGATGACGGAATTGATATGCGATACAAGTTCGGATACGAGTCGGATATTGAGCCCGAAGTCATTCATGATACGGTTGATGTGATGCCTTGCTCGGTTTTCGAGATGATGGTAGCACTATCGATCAGAATCGAAGAACACATTATGACGAATGACGATATTGGAGACCGGACTCCGAAATGGTTTTGGTCAATGATCGAGAGTCTTGGTCTTCAGCATCAGACAAACGACAACATCAACTACAGTTATATTGCACATACGATACAGCGGTTCATCAACAGACAGTATGAGCCAAACGGAAAAGGTGGCCTGGTAACTATACCGGGCTGCCAGGAAGATTTGAGAGACATAGAAATATGGTACCAGATGCAAATGTACCTTAATTATATTTCCCAGGAAGAGTGGTGATTATATGTTGGATTTTCTCATGATTGCCACACGGACGAAGAAGAACGATTATACGGAGGTTTATCCCAAGTTTATCATTAAGAAAACAAAGGACTTGATGATACGGGGCAGTGACTTCTATGCAGTGTGGGTAGAGGAAATCGGTATGTGGTCCACCGACGAGCAGGATGTATTTCGTCTGATTGATAGAGCACTTGATGACTATATTCGAGAACATCAATCCGGAGAAAAGACCTTCAGAGTTTTATATATGTGGGACTCAGAATCCGGAATGGTCGACGCATGGCACAAGTATTGCAAACAACAGATGCGTGATTCGTTCGTGACTCTCGATGAGAATTTAGTATTCGCCAGTAAAGACGGTCGAACAAAAAGATCCGACTATGCAAGTAAGACTCTGAGTTATGCACTTGATCCAGGTGGTGATATTTCTGCGTACGAGAAACTCATCTCCACACTTTACTCGGAGGAAGAGCGGCACAAAATTGAATGGGCAATCGGAGCAATAGTATCCGGAGATTCCAAACACATTCAAAAGTTTCTGGTGCTTTATGGATCTGCGGGAACTGGTAAATCAACCATTCTGAATATTATACAGTGGTTGTTTGACGGATATTTCGCACCATTTGACGCCAAGGCTCTTGGATCTGCAAACGGGGTCTTTGCTCTCGAACCATTTAAGGACAATCCACTTGTGGCAATCCAGCATGACGGAGATCTGTCCCGCATCGAGGATAACACAAGGTTAAACAGTCTTGTATCACACGAGATGATGACTGTAAATGAAAAGCACAAGAGTTTATATTCAACCCGGTTTAACTGCTTTCTCTTTATGGGCACGAACAAACCCGTTAAGATCACAGACGCGAAATCAGGTTTGATCCGAAGGTTGATAGACGTATCGCCATCGGGTAATAAACTCAAGCCAGCCGAATATGATAATGCTATGTCGCAAATTAAGTTCGAGCTTGGTGCTATCGCGAGCCATTGTCTTGATGTGTATAAGAAAAACCCCGGATACTACAACAATTATATACCCAAAAACATGCTGGGAGCTTCTAATGATTTTTACAATTTCATGGAAGACTCCTATTTTATATTTAAGAAGGAAGATTCTACCACTCTTAAATCAGCATGGGAGCTTTACAAGAATTATTGTTCGGATGCTCATGTCTCGTATCCCTATTCCCAAAGAGTATTCAAAGAAGAACTTAAAAACTACTTCGATGAATTCAAAGACCGATATGTATTAGGAGAAAATACCAGGGTCAGAAACTACTACATCGGTTTTAAACTCGACAAGTTCGATACGACTGAGGATGAGGAAGAAACACAAATTTTATATTTGATTGAGTTCAAAGAGCAGCCGTCACTACTTGATAAAGTGCTTAAAGGTTGTCCTGCTCAGTACGCAAATGACGACGGAAAACCCTTTAAGAAGTGGGATAAGGTGAAAACCACGCTTGAGGCACTTGACACGAAGAGACTTCACTACGTCAGACCACCTGAGAATCACATTGTCATTGACTTTGATATTCCCGGTCCTGATGGAAAGAAGAACTTCGATCTTAATCTCAAAGAGGCAAGCAAGTGGCCCAGGACTTACGCTGAAGTGTCAAAGTCCGGAGCAGGGATTCACCTTCATTATATTTACACCGGAGACCCGAGACGGCTTGCGAAAGTGTTTGAGGATAATCCGCACATAGAGATTAAGACATTCGCTGGTGCAAGCTCGCTTAGACGAAAACTCACTTTATGTAATGATCTACCCATTGCAGAGATAAGCTCAGGTCTGCCGTTGAAAGGAGTAAAAATGGTAGACAATACGACTATTAAAAACGAAAAGGGGATACGGACTCTGATCGTAAAAAACCTGCGAAAAGAGATCCATCCCGCAACGAAGCCCAGTATCGATTTTATATTTAAGATACTGGAAGATGCCTATGAGTCCGGCATACCATACGATGTGTCAGACATGAAAAACGCCGTTATGACTTTTGCGGCTAACAGTACAAACCAGGCTGAGTATTGTCTGAAATTGATATCTAAGATGAAGTTCAGATCGGACAATCCATCTGAATCAAAAGACAGTACCGGAGACATAGCCTTCTATGATATTGAGGTGTTTCCAAATCTGCTTCTTATTTGCTGGAAATTCGCAGGGGAGAATCAGCCGGTTTTGCATTTAACTAATCCGAGACCTGTTGATATTGTGACTTTACTGAGATGCAAACTGATCGGATTTAATTGCAGACGGTATGACAACCACATTATACACGCGGCTCTTATGGGATATTCACCGGAGCAGTGCTATGAGATCTCACAAAAGATTATCGGCGGAGATCGCAATGCATTCTTTGGTGCGGCTTATAATCACTCGTATACTGATATTTATGATTTCGCCTCGGCAGGTAATAAGAAATCTCTTAAAAAGCTTGAGATTGAAATGGGAATCCACCACCAGGAACTCGGACTACCCTGGGACAAGCCTGTTGATGAAAGTCTGTGGCCGAAAGTTATTGAGTACTGTGAAAATGACGTTCGTGCAACCGAGGCAGCCTTCAATTATCTTAAAGGTGATTGGACAGCAAGACAGATCCTCGCGGACCTTACTGGAAAGACAGTTAACGACTCGACAAATGCTCTGACAACGGCATTGATATTCGGAAATAACCGTAATCCGCAAAACGAATTCTGCTATCGTGACATGTCAGAGATTGTGGACACCATTGATGTTGACGTGCTTAAGTTTCTAAGAAAAGCCTGCCATGATATGATCGGAGACAATGTGCGAAGCTTTGTGTCACCTGCTGGCGATTATCGTATGACAAGTGTTCTTCCGTACTTTCCTGGATATTCATTTGACGGTAAGGAGTCTATATATCGCGGTGAGGTAGTAGGTGAAGGTGGATATGTATACGCTGAACCAGGCATACACAAAAATGTGGCACTGCTTGATGTAGCGTCCATGCATCCTCATTCACTTATTGCGGAGTGTCTCTTTGGACCGAAATACACACGGATATTCAGAGAGCTTGTGGAAGCCAGAGTCGCTATTAAGCACGAAGACTGGGAGCTTGTGAAGACTTATCTGGACGGTAAACTCGAACCTTATATTAAGAGAGTTGTCGATGGAGAGTTAACCTCGAAGGAACTTGCGAACGCTCTTAAGACTGCGATTAACTCGGTGTATGGCTTGACCGCTGCGAGTTTCAACAATCCATTTCGTGATATTCGTAACAAAGACAATATAGTAGCCAAACGAGGAGCCCTGTTTATGGTTGATCTCAAACACGAGGTCGCGAAACGGGGCTTTACTGTTGCTCATATAAAAACAGACTCGATAAAAATCCCGGACGCAACTCCTGAGATTATTCAGTTTGTCATGGAGTTTGGTAAGAAGTATGGATATTCATTTGAGCATGAGGCTACGTACGAAAAGATGTGTCTTGTAAATGATGCGGTTTACATTGCCAAGTATTCATCGCAGGAGTGGTGTCAGGAGCATTATGGATATTTGCCGGATGACAATAAGAAGAAAGCCGGTAAATGGACTGCGACCGGTACTCAGTTTCAGGTTCCGTATGTATTCAAGACTCTCTTCAGTAAAGAACCTATTGAGTTTGACGACCTTTGCGAGACGAAGAGTGTTACCACAGCGATCTATCTTGATATGAATGAAGGATCACCTGATGTAAGTGAATATGAAAAAGAACTTGAAAGGGTTCAGAAAGAGCATAAAAAAATATTCAAACTTTGGCAAGAGGAGAACATACGAGACGGATCGGAAATGCTCGACGGACTTGATATGGCTATTGAAAACCTCAAGGAAAAAATCTCAAAAGGGCATTCATACGTCTTTATTGGGAGAGTCGGTCAGTTCTGTCCTGTGAAAGACGGTTGTGGAGGAGGAATACTTGTCAGAGAGAAGGACAAAAAATTCCATGCGATCGCCGGTACGAAGAAAGCTGACGGCACTCCATACAGATGGCTTGAATCAGAGATAGTTAAAAACATGAACTGGTCAGGAATGATTGATCAAAGTTATTACAACGATCTTGTGGATAAAGCCGCTGAAGCTATTGAGAAATACGGAGACCTTGAATGGTTTACAGAATAAAGAAAGGATGGATATTATGGCAGCCAGAGCAGCAGCAAAACAGAGCAAAAGAAAAGCTGATTACAAAGTAACTGATAATGTGGTATTTGAAGATGTGCGTATCATGTTTCGCAACTTCAAAGGTGAGGAAACTCCTTACAACCGTGCAGGCAATCGTAACTTCTGCGTGGTAATTGATGACGAGGTGTTTGCCGAAAGAATGAAAGATGACGGTTGGAATGTAAAGATCCTGCCACCAAGAGAGGAGGGAGATAAACCCCTCTGTTATATTCAGGTAGTAGCGTCTTACAAATTCCAGCCGCCTAAAGTATACCTTCTCACCAAGACCAACAAGACTCTTTTGGATGAGGATACGATAGGAGAGCTTGATGACGTGGATATCGAAAGCGTTGATCTCATTATCCGTCCTTATAACTGGGAAGTCAATGGTAAATCAGGAGTGAAGGCTTATCTGAAGTCAATGTATGTGAAGATTCGTGAGGACTTCCTCGCTGAGAAATACGCCAACTTCGGTTCTGACATTGAAGAAGAAATGGACGAAGACGATCTGCCATTCTAAGGAGCGACTTATGAAAATTGATAAACGACGGATGCTGAAAACTTTTGAAAAGATACTGCTCGATGTCATATTGTTTTTTATATTCGTTTTCATACTTCTTGGCTCGCTCAGTCTCACCTTACTGTTTATTGGAGCAGTGTCTCATATGATTGGCGTTGAACCTCTTGTCTCAGGATGTTCTACAGCGTTCAAAGGAAGCTGCATCGGTCTTGGGATTACTGGAGGGACACTATTATTTACCGTATTGATTGAACTTGTAATTACTGAATTTTATGACAAACTTGTATGAACGGAATAAGCATGTATCCATATCAGGTGGATGCTATTAACAAACTTGCAAGTGGATCTATTTTATGCGGCGGTGTGGGGTCTGGTAAATCTCGCACCGCTCTTGCGTATTTTTATATTTTGAACGGGGGCAAAGTAAATACAAAAGAGTATGTAAAGATGAAAGATCCCAAGAAGCTTTACATCATCACCACTGCAAGAAAGAGAGATACACATGAGTGGGAAGACGAGATTCGTGTGTTTCATATGAAGTTAAAAGATGTGGTAATAGACTCGTGGAATAACATTAAAAAGTACGCCGATGTGAAAGATGCGTTTTTTATATTTGATGAGCAGCGAGTAGTGGGTAATGGCGCCTGGGTAAAATCGTTTCTTAAAATTACTAAGGAGAACGAATGGATATTACTCTCTGCCACTCCCGGAGACACCTGGATGGATTATATACCGGTCTTTATTGCGAATGGATTTTACCGTAACAGAACCGAATTCATCCAGGAGCATGTCGTCTATAAACGCTTTGTGAAATACCCTGCGGTTGATAAATACCTTAATACCGGACGGCTTATCAGATATCGCGACATGATACTTGTGGATATGCGATTTGAACGAAAGACCAAATCACACCATATTGATATCTGGGTGAAATACAACCTTACTGATTACCGTCGTGTGATGAGAGACCGGTGGCATATCTGGGAGGAAAGGCCCCTTGTAAATGCCTCGGAATTCTGTCAGGCACTTAGACGGGTTGTGAATACCTCTGAGACGCGACGAGAGGCGATTTTAGAGGTTTTTAGCAAGCACAGGAAGGTTATCATCTTTTACAATTATAATTACGAATTAGACTATCTGAGAGCCTTGGATTTTGGTAAGGATGTTAAGGTTGCTGAGTGGAATGGACATAAGCATATGGATATTCCAAAAGGCGACTCGTGGGTCTATTTCGTACAGTACACGGCAGGCGCAGAAGGATGGAACTGCATTACGACAGACACCATTATATTCTTCTCGCAAAACTACTCGTATAAGATCATGCAACAGGCTGCGGGACGTATAGACCGGCTCAATACGCCTTATACGGATTTATATTACTACCACATTAAGACCAAAAGCGGGATCGATCTGGGCATTGATAAGGCTCTGAGAAAAAAGAAGAAATTCAATGAGAGCCGATTTGCAAATGTCTATAAGAAACGTATTAAATGAAAGGAGTAAACTTATAAGCTATGTGCAAATATTGCGAAGGCGCTAAACATTTAACGACTTGTAAAGACGATTATCCGGACAATGACGATTACGGGATTGCCATATTTTACCCAGGAATACTTGTAGCGTATGGCTATGATATTCACGGAGGCGGTTCGAACGGCATATCGGTTCGTATAAATTATTGTCCTATGTGCGGAAAGAAATTAGTAAAGGAGTAAACTTATGAGCTATGTAAAAGACGCAAACGAATTTGTCAAACTTATCGAGGGTTCGCCGTTGGGACATGAGTGGATGCTTCGACAAATTGAGGAAAGAAAACTCTTACTGCTTGCCGGGCTGTTAGATATTCTGCTCGCCCAAAATGGTATTGATACAGATGAAACTACATCTGGCGAGTCGATAAGGGAGAAACTGGTGGCATTGGAGAAATTTGAGAAATTAGTAAAAGAACAAGAAACAGAAAAGGAGTAACACATGTCTGAGAAGTACACTGATATTAATAATCGTGAAATAAATGAGCTTACAAATACTATGTTAGAAGTTATTAAAAATGCGATTGCGCAGAATGGTAGTGTAGATGGCAGTAGTGTATCGCTTTATAGTATTACAGTATACCTTGAAATGCTTACGAAGCGTGTCTCTAACCTGATTGATGTTGTGAATGAAAATATGCAAGTTGCACATTCTGACCGTGTTTATGTTGCACATTCCTTGGAAAAACTGAATCAAACACTCGAAAAAGGGCTTAATTTAACTAAGGTGGATGCCGATGAGCATGACGAATAGAAGAATCAGACCTACTGGAAACGGACGAAAAGCCGGTAAGAAGAAAGACAAGGATCAGTTTAAACTTCGCAGTGATATTCGTCTGTATACATCTACTGAACAGGAAATAAAGTCCAGAAACGCTCTTAACAAGGCTTTGTACGACAGAGTGATGGAGACAATCCTCTACCAGCACAATATTGATATGCTTGCCGTACTCTTTGCGCTAAGGGATGAGTTTAAATTCGGTAAGGAGCGGCTTATTAGGACTCTTAAAAAGGCTTCTGCTCATGCTGATACCATGTTTCGCAACAAAGTGTCGGTTGACGAGATGCTTGATATTCTTGAGAAAGAGACCGGCGTTACGGAGGACGATCTGTCTTTTAAGAACGAGGTGATTATTGACGATGAAGTGTGAACTTGTGAGTGCAATAATACGTATAATTCTTGGTTTTTCAACCGGATGGATATTAAGCATGGGAATTATGGAGATGCGTAAGGATTTTGTGGTCATCGGACTCCTGATGTTTATAGTAATAGTAGGTTATATCTATTTTTGGTAAGGAGAAAAAGATGAAGTGCGAACTTAATGATATTCTTGAGAACAGTGTGCCGTCTGTTACAACCTGGGATGAGAAATGTGGAAAACGATATATTCCCATTACAATCTCACTTAGTGACTATGAAAAAGAATGGCTTGATGTTATCTGTATCAATGAGGACTGGGCTATGAGTAAGGCTTTTCGGGAATTTCTGAAACTTTACGCATGTACATTTGTGAGATTCTATAAGAATTCTGAGAAAAAGGAGTAACTTGTATGATTATTAATACCAGAGAACAAAACAGCGATTTATTGATGGATAAGCTCGATCGTATTACGGAGGAGATCTCAGGACTTAACCGGACGCTTAGGTTTTTATATTTGCTGTTTGCTACTATGGCTCGTGAAGACGGTATTGATATTATTGGAGAAACTGCCGGAAATGAGGTTGTGTATAGCGATCTTGATGGTGTGATTCTGACAAGGGATACGAATGAAAGAACAAAAGAAGAGTAAAGCTTATCGACTCGGTTTGCTGCTTGGTGAAATCTTTACCGGAGTAGTGATCGGGTCGATTTTATATTTGGCGTTTAATACTTTGCTGGGTAGTTTTAAGGCTTTGGTATTGAGTCTTATGAATTGATGTGAATTGACTTGTGAAATGATGTGATCTACGACGAAAGGGGTAAACACATGGATACTATTTATGATATTGACGACGTTATCTACGTTCCTGCTAAAATTGAGAGAGTTGTTAAGACCTCCGATGGACGGATCTGGTACCGCTTGAGAACTGATGATGGCGGATATCAGATTGATGCCTCCGAAGAAAAAGTCTTGAAGGAATACGTTACGATCCCTGATGACCACTGGTGTCTTTCCAAAGGAGGAATACTTGCGTATAAGGCAGCGACTGATGAGCACTACCAGATCGCTTTGAAAGACGGAAATCTCTTTTTTGGTGAATGGGCTGGCAATGGACTTTTGAAAGGATTGGACTCTGAGGAGGATAAGTGATGGGCAATTATACTAAAGATCCTAAAGATAATAGAACGAGATTGATTAGAATTCGTGTTACTGAAGAAGAGTATCAGGATGTTGTAAAACTATCTGAGGAGATTGGGATTTCTATATCGACTCTTGGCAGGGTTGCTTTAAAGAAAGCTTGCAAATCTTCTCGTGATTTTGATTTTATCGAGGAGGCTTCTAATAATGACTGAGGAACAACGCGGACGCTGGGATGAAATATCGACGGAGAGAGTACGTCAATCTAAGGACAGAACGAAACCCAAAAGAGGGAGACCACATTCAAAACCTGAGGATAAAAGAAGTAAGCAAATGACACTCAGACTTACAGAAAATGAAATGTATTTGATCGAACAAATCGCAGATATTTTCTATACCACAAAGACATCTGTTGTTCTCGATGCCATAAACAAACAGGTTGCAGAACTCAGACATAGTGGATATTCACTGAAAAACATCACGAAAAAGTGATATTTTTATGCCCACTTTTGTGTCTGAAATCTGGCCAAAAAGTGGGCTTTAGGGTGGGCAAAACAGTTATTCGATATCTAAAAAATCATTTTTGAGACATCGAAATTAAAGTGTCAAAAATTCGGAAAAATTCTCGAAAATATCACGAAAACGTGACTTTTTGCCCACTTTTCTGGCCATTTGCCCACCTTGTGGCCAGGCAAAGCCCACTTTTGCTGTCGCCGAAACCCATTGGAATTTCAACGTTTGCGGGCTGTTTTACCCAGATGGCCACTTTTTTTTTATATTTCGTATGGAAAAAAAATAAATTTTAATTTATATAGAAAAATAATTGGGTTTAAAAGTGGGCATCTGGCCACGGACGATTTTATCATGTTTTCGTGAGGTTTTTATATTTCCCCACAAGTAGCCGAAAAAGGAGGTATTTTGGGATGATTAAAGTTTTTATTTCGCAACCGATGAACGGACGTACCGACGAGGAAATTCGTGAGGCACGTAACAAAGCAATCGTGGATATTCGCAGCAAGCTTGGAACCGAGTTTGAAGTGATCGACAGTTTCTTCGAGGATTATGACGTTGAAGCTGGTGCTAAGGATAGAGTTGAGGGTAATGTCGATGATCTTGCTCCTGGATATATCCCGATCAAGTATCTCGCAAAGAGTATTGATCTTTTAGCTGAGGCGAATGTTGTTTATTTTACATGGGATTATTACCAAGCAAGAGGATGCAGGATCGAATATGAAATCGCAAGCCGATACGGTAAGGTGGTTGTTGTGCAGGATGAACTGGAAGATAAAACGTTTAGGATTGGAGATAATTGATATTATGGATAATGTGATCAGATTCAAATTAGACGAAGGCGCTTTCGCTCCGACAAGGGCACATGATACTGACGGTGGAATTGATATTCGTTCCAACATGTTCGGATATGTTCCTGCAAATGGTTCAAAAGTTTTTACGACCGGTGTGCATGTGGAAATTCCACAAGGGTATGCCGGTCTTTTAGTTTCCAAGAGCGGACTTAACATCAACGACAAAATCACTTCGACAGGTTTGATCGACGAGGGGTTTACTGGCGAGATTAAAATCCGTCTCTACAATGGTTCAGACGACGATTATCTGGTTGAGCCGGGAGACAAGATTACACAGCTTGCTTTGATTCCGGTTTCATATGCAAAAATTGAAATTGTTGACGAAATTTCAGGCGGCGAGAGAGGAGACAACGGATATGGCAGCACAGGTCGAAAGTAAGATGACGTACGCTGTAGTATTCCATCTCGATACCGGTTTGATGTGTCTTGATGGCGTATACGATGACTATGAAGCGGCTTATGGACGAGCTTTGTTATCTCTTCAAAATTACGCAGATGATCATACCGAAGAATATGCGCCTGAAGATTTATATTTCAGCACCATATACGAATTGGAAGGCGGCGATAATTTCGGGATGAGCTTAATGCTTAGAGGCAATACCACTAACCAATTAGAGCTTGGTATGGATAAAGAACTTGCTGATGTATGGGTTCTTACAAACGTAACAGCGTAGAGAGGAGACAACAGATATGACAGCACAGGTCGTAGATACATACGTGGTGATCTTTAGACTCGAAAGCGGCGAGATGGAAGTTGTCGGAATTTACTATGACCTTCCTCAAGCATATGGTCGAGCATTGATGCGTCTTCAGGAGTGTGCCTATACTCATAAGGAGTGTGACCCTGAAACGGATCTGTTCGTTTCAACCCTTTACAAACTCGGTGGTGTGAATGGTGTGGATAATTACGGGATGAGTCTTAAACTCAAAGGAACAAGTAATTTATGTGTTGACGGAACTAAGGTCTCTACTGACGTAATTCTGGCAGATGTATGGATATTGAAATTGTGATGGATATTCAGAAAGGAGTGAAAGACCAATCGATGTTTCGAAGTTGTAGACAGTGTGCGTTTTATGCAAAAGACAGAGAAGCCGTTATGCGATGTATGGGCAAGGTGGTTTACAGGTGTCTTGTGGACAATAACAACAGACGTATAGATAAGCCTTTTCGAAGCGGAATCTTTTGTAAAAAGTTTGAACGAGAGGGCAGAAAAGCGTAAATAGCCCTGAGACGCCCTTATTTGCGTTTTAAGCGGTTTTAGTATCATTCTGGAGTAATTAGTCCTTATTGATATTAAAATCGCTCTACGGGGCTCTCAGGGCGTCTCAGGGACATCTGAGAATATTTAGTACAGGAAGATTCAGTTTAAACCGTTATTTTAGCAAGGAGGTAGTGAATATTGATATTGATCGAGAAGACTGAAATATATGGATTTCCAGCGGCAATTCGTGGGATGCGTAATCCTCTTAACAGTTGGGAAAAGTCTGATAGTTATTCGAATAAAAGCTCGACCGATGATTATGAATGGGCGTTCATAGAAGACTCAAAAGATTATTACAAAATCGGTCCGAATGATTTAGAACTCGCTGCGAAATTATGCAAAGCTGGAAATGACCATTCGAAGTTCAGAAGAATGATTCATGTGAGTATGGATATTACAGCACCTCTTTACTGGTGGAAAGAGTTTGATACTTACAAAGTCGGTACCGTAGCGAATTCCTGCAGCACCATGCACAAGATCGGATCGAAGGTATTTGAGGCTTCTGACTTTTCGATCGAGCATCTCGGGGTTCGTCGTATTGATATTGACGATGAGACTGGAGAGGAAATTAAGGTCTATCAGAATCTATGGATCGATAAAACTTTTCAGGAGATTCTTGATGGGCTTAACATCGCGAGAAGATTCTATCTGCAAGAGGAAGATCCGAAACTTAAGAAAGAATACTGGTGGCAGATGATTCAACTGCTTCCGACGAGTTACAACCAGAAGCGTACGGTTGATCTTAACTATCAGGTGCTTTCAAATATTTTTCATGCCCGTAAGAATCACAAGCTTGATGAGTGGCATGTGTTTTGCAAATGGATTGACGAACTTCCGTATTCCGAAGAATTGATATTGGGAACGGCAGAGTCAGCTGAGTAATGGTTTTTAAATCACTCCTTTACGTTTAGTGACTTTATGGATATACTTAGACCAAGAAGAACTTTACGGAAAGGAGTGATTGGCTGTGAGTGATTACGTTTGTCCAAAATGTGGTGGAAACATGGAGTCGTACTGGGACGATGAAAACGTCGATGAATACAATTTTGATGGACGGTTTTTAGCGTGTGATGATTGTAATTTCAAAATGCCATTAGAAGCGTATGGATTTTCAAGTGAGGAAGAATACGAGTCTTGGTTCGACGAAACATATGAGCGTATTTATGACGAAGATGACGACGAAGAAGACGACGACGAAGATGACGACGATGAAGACGACGATTGATATTGCTTCCATCTCTATTTTTTAATTCGCAAAATTTACAGTCTCTTTTATGAGAGAAACGGTGAGAAACTCTAAAATTAGGTTTTTTTGCTGTTTCTCTTTTTGCTTTTTTGAAAGGAGAACAATCATGAAACTTGAGAGCGAGTTTCAATCGGCTTTGATTAAAGAGTTAAAAAGCATGTTCCCAGGCTGTATGGTTATGAAGTTAGATTCGAGTTACATGCAAGGTATCCCGGATCTATTGATATTGTACGGGCCTCACTGGGCAACGCTTGAATGCAAAAGAACTTTAAAATCATCAAAGCGTCCGAACCAGCTTTACTACATCGAGAAAATGGATCGGATGTCTTTCTCAAGATTGATATCGCCCGAGAACAAAGAGGAGGTATTGGATGAACTTCAACAAGCATTCGAATCTTAGGGATAAACATGCCTTCCTTGGGGCGAGCAAGTATCATTGGATTAATTATGACGATGATAAACTGATTCATGCTTACAACAAGTTTCAGGCAACAAAGAAAGGTGTCATCCTTCATGCGTTTGCGGCACAGTGTATAACACTTGGTCAGAAGCTTCCTAAATCGAAGAAGACTCTTAACCAGTATGTCAATGACGCTATTGGATATCGGATGATGCCGGAACAGATTTTGTATTATTCAGACAATTGTTTCGGAACGACAGATGCAATATCATTTCGGAAGAATCTCCTTAGAATTCATGATCTGAAAACAGGAGAGACACCGGCACACATGGAGCAGCTTGAAGTATACGCTGCTCTTTTTTGTTTGGAATATGATATGCATCCATCGAAGATTGATATTGAGTTACGTATCTATCAGAACGATGACGTGCTTGTTCTCAATCCTGAAACCGACATGATCGACTCAATTATGCAGAAGATCATAGTCTTTGATAAAGCTATAAACAAAATTAAATACGAGGAGGATATGTGATGGTGAACTTCGATGAGATGCCGTCGATCTTTAAAGACGTGTTAATGCATTATGGAGTTAAAAGAAGATCCGGGCGCTATCCTTGGGGTTCAGGCGAAAATCCATATCAGCGTAGTGGTGACTGGCTCAGCAGAGTTGAGCAGCTTCGTAAAGAAGGTAAGACTGATCCACAGATTCGTGAAGAGATGGGTGTGAGTTCGGGAGAATTCAGAAGATACCTGTCTATTGCGAAAGAAGAACGTCGTGCGCTTAATGCCGATAGAGCAAGATCGTTAAGAGAAGACGGTAAGAGTCTTTCTGAGATTGCCGAAATAATGGGTTATCCAAACGAATCATCAATTCGAAATCTTCTCAAAGATCGGGAAAACAGCAAGAGCAACATTGCAAAGAATACTGCCGATATGCTTCAGAAAGTCGTAGACGACAGAGGTATGGTTGATGTTGGTAAGGGTGTCGAGATTCAGATGGGAATCTCAAGAGAGATGCTTGATAATGCTATAGCCCGGCTCGAACTTGATGGATATACAGTTTACGGTATTGATGTTCCACAAATCAACAATCCAAGACAAAACTCACGCGTCACAGTACTTGCACCCCCGGGAACCGAGTACAAAGACGTTTATGCGAACCGGGACAACATCAAAGCCGTTAACGAAGATTGGGTTTCTCATGATGGTGGCATGACTTATGATCCTAAATGGGTCTATCCAAAGAGTATGGACTCAAAGCGCCTCATGATTAACTATGATGATGGCAACGGCGGTGGCGGAAGTCTTAAGGACGGTGTTATCGAACTCAGACGAGGCGTTAAAGATCTTGATTTAGGCGGATCTCATTATGCCCAGGTTCGAATTCTTGTTGATGGAACTCATTATCTTAAGGGAATGGCTGTTTATGCTGACGATCTTCCTGACGGCATTGATGTTCGTTTCAACACAAACAAGAAAGCTGGAACTCCGGCACTTGGTCCAAAGAATAATACTGTTCTTAAACCAATCAAAAATGACCCGGATAATCCTTTTGGATCAGCTATCATGCCAGGTATTAATGATCCTGATTTTGAAAGTGATAAGAAGGGCGGACAGTCATACTATTACGACAAGAATGGTAAGAAGCAACTTTCGTTGATAAACAAAAGAGAAGACGAAGGTGGCTGGTCTAAATGGGTTGATAAAGTTCCTTCTCAGTTCCTGTCCAAGCAGAATGAGACATTGATAAAGCGTCAGTTAGGTTTAACCCTTGCTGACAGAAAAGCTGAACTGGATGACATTCACGCAATCACAAATCCGGTTCTCAAGAAGTCAATGCTTATGAGTTTTGCAGGCGATTGTGATGCGTCTGCCGTACATTTAAGAGCTGCTGCTTTACCAAGACAGAAATACCAAGTCATTCTACCTCTGACATCAATTAAAGACACCGAAGTCTATGCACCGAATTTCAAAACTGGTGAAACAGTGGCTCTTGTTCGGTATCCGCATGGAGGTACTTTCGAGATTCCGATTCTTAAAGTTAATAACAAGAATGCGGAAGGTCAGAAAGTTATGGGCAAGAACCCGAAAGATGCTGTTGGTATCAACAAGAAGGTAGCTGACCGTCTGTCTGGAGCAGATTTCGATGGCGATACAGTAATGGTTATTCCTTGTAACAGTGCTAAGAGCAGAGTGAAGATTACTTCAACTCCTCCGCTTAAGGGACTTGAGGGGTTTGATCCAAAAGCCGAGTATGGTGGTAAACCGGAAGGCACATTCAAGCCTATGAAAGATACTCAGAAACAGATGGGGGTCATTTCTAATCTGATTACAGATATGACTTTGAAAGGTGCTAAGGACTCAGAACTCGCAAGAGCTGTAAGGCACTCGATGGTTGTAATTGATGCTGAGAAACACAAGCTTGATTACAAACAAAGTGAGAAGGATAACGGTATCGAAGAATTAAGAAAGAAGTACCAGGGACATACTGATCCTGAAACCGGTAAATACAAAACCGGAGCAAGTACTCTTATCTCAAGATCTAAAGGACAGATCTCTGTTCCTAAGAGAGTTGGTTCTCCGAAGATCGATAAGGAGACCGGTAAAGTTTATTACAAAACAGACACTGAGACTTACAAAGATAAGAAGGGTAGAGAGAAGACTCGTACTCAGCAGTCTACGCAGATGGCTGAAACCGATGATGCTATGAAGTTATCATCTGGCACAAGAGTCGAAGCAATCTATGGTTCTTATGCAAACAACCTTAAGGCCATGGCAAATGAAGCTCGTAAAGAAGCGATTAATATGTCTATGCCTAAGGTTAATAAGGCTGCTGCTCAAACTTACAAAGCAGAAGTTGCCTCTTTAGATAGAAAACTCAAAGCAAGTCTGATGAATGCTCCAAGAGAAAGGCAGGCTCAGATTATTGCTAATAAAGTTCTTAAAGCTAAGATTCAGGAAAATCCTGACATGAATAAAGAGGATAAAAGAAAGGTCGGACAGCAGGCTCTTGTAAGCGCCCGTGCTCAGGTACATGCTCATAGAAATGAGATAGAGATTACGGATAGAGAATGGGAGGCTATACAGGCGGGGGCTGTAACTTCCACTAAACAGGACCAGATCTTCTTAAAGACCAACCAGGACAAGTTAAAAGACAGGGCCATGCCAAGGACTCGTAAGGAGGTATCCCAGGCTCAGATCAATAAGATCCAGGCTATGAAGAACTCAGGGTATACCACCGATGCCATAGCAGAAGCTGTAGGACTGTCTACCTCCACGGTCAATAAGTATTTGTAACCCCCTTATCTAAAGAATTTTTAGAATCCATAGACTATTAAGTATGTATGCTATCCTATATACATGCATACCCCTATGTTTAATGGGTCTTTTAACAATCCAGTCGCTAATTCTAAGCGAACTTCTCATTTGCGATTTAAGCGACGCACCACGCTTATCGAATAATCTATCCTATCACTCCTAAAATCCTCTTATACGGGCTCTCAGCGCGTCTCAGAGGCATCTCAAGGGCTATTGTTATGGTTAGTGCGCTATTTACGTATCTAATTACTAACATTAGCCCTTAATCCTATCTAAATAGTGTTAGATCTAATTAGTTGTATTGAACAATTGTTGCTATAACAACTAACTATAAATATTACTGTTCTATCTATACAATCTTACTTCCTGTTATTAACACTCCAACTTGTTTAACTAATTACTGTTCGTTTGCCACTAAGTCATACATAAGTTTAATGAGGTGAATCAAATGACTTCAAGATGTGCCATTACTACATTCGACAATCCTTATGATCCATTTACACAGTTCGATTCATGGTTCTTGTACGACATTGAGAAAGGTTACAATTCTTGCGCTTACTTAGCTCGTATCGCAAAGACAAGCGATCAATTGACAGACGAAGAAAACAATAAAGAAATAGAAAACGCAATCGACGAAATCATTAAGTACGATTTCATGAATATTTATAAGAAAGTTCGTGAACATAATTAACTATTATTATTTCTAATATTTTTAATCTTAATACTTTTCTTCTAAATATTATATGTATTTCTAAAAAATCTATGTAATTTCAAAGAGAACACCACAGTAACATCCTATCAGACCCGTAGGGGTCCCTAAAAAATGACACCCCCCTCTACATCGCGCCGATCTTTATATTTTCTCCGGCGGTTATATTTCGCAGAGTCGATTTCTGCGGCCACTTAGCAAACGCCCACGGTCCCGTTAAATCCTTACAAATAATAGTTACATGATTCTTTTTTCTTGTTCAAATGATTTGCGAATACCTCCGTATAAATCAGATGGTTTGTTAACTGTTTATTAGTTCACCAGGTTGTTTACGATTGTTTTTACTCCTTTCGTCGTAGATAGCTCGGATCGTGGACGTTTACTAAGTGGGTTAAAAGTTATGGAAAGCCTGGTGAAACTATATTCATTGTTAGCGAAAGAAGGTTCGAAGTATGGGAAGACACAAGAAAATTGCTGAAGAAGACATGACGAAGAGTCGCCCAGCTTCTACACCAGAGTCACGAGAGAACCAACTCATATCGTTAGCCGTTGACCTGGCTGAGAAACAACTCAGAGAGGGTACTGCCTCATCGCAGGTGATTACCCACTACCTGAAGCTTGGGACGACCTTCTCAAATCTTGAACGTGAAAAGTTAAAGCATGAGAACGAATTACTCAAGGCTAAAACAAGCGCTCTTAAGTCTACCGAGCGTATAGAAGAGCTATATTCCAAGGCGATCAAAGCATTACGCACTTACAGCGGGCAAGATGATAGTGACGAAGATGAATACGAAGATTAGAACATATTCTGAGTTATGCAAGCTTAAGACCTTTAAAGAGCGATTCGACTATCTGGCAATCAAAGGATCAGTCGGTCAGGAGACGTTCGGATTTGAAAGACATCTGAATCAGAAATTCTATTCGTCTACAGAATGGCGTCAGCTTCGACATAAGATAATTGACAGAGACATGGGTTGTGATCTGGCGCTGGAAGGTTACGAGATCTTCGAACAGATTGTGATCCATCATATGAATCCGATAGTTGTTAATGACATTGTTCATTCCTCCGAGTTTCTAATGGACCCGGAGTATCTGATCTGCACTTCGAAAACAACACACAATGCAATTCATTACGGCGAGTTGATTGTTGATCCTGTTGTCGAGCGGAAGAAGAATGATACGTGTCCATGGAAAAAGTAAGGAGGTTGATTATGGCGATAACGAGTAAGAAAACAGAAAAAGAAGTTTTTGGAATAGTAACGGGATGTGAGTTACTTAATGTAAGGGCCAGAGCTAATTCGAATTCTGAGATCGTTAATGTAATCCCAAAAGATACAAAAGTTAGTATAGATCCAAGCACTATCGGAAACAAGTTTTACAAAATCAAAATGGAGTTAAAGAGAACAAGACCGCTTAACGATGAAATAGTAGACGGCTATTGTATGTCGAACTACATTTCTATCATTGACGATACAAAACGGAAGATAGAAGGTTCGAGAAATGGATAGCATATTAGAATCGGTCAAGAAGGATCTCGGGATTGCGGCGGATTATACACACTTTGATGAAGAGCTGATCATGAACATTAACTCGGTTCTGTCGGTTGTCAGGCAACTTGGTGTTGGTCCTCAGGACGGATTTCGGATCACCGGAGCTGACGAGATGTGGGATGATCTGATAGATCCAGAGGACGATCGACTGGATTACGTCAAGACCTATATCTCGAAGAGAGTCAAGTTGCTGTTTGATCCGCCTCTTAACTCTTCGGTGCTTGAGTCCAACAAGGCTGTCATCTCGGAGATTGAATGGCGTATGAACGTCGATGTGGATCATTACATAAGCGATGAAGAACGTGCTGCTATGGACGCGGAGGCCGGCGCAGCGGATGAAGGTGAAGAAGATGATGGTTAAGAAGTAAAGGAGTAATCAACATGTCACTACTATCAAATACAGCAACCCCGAGGTATTATGGCGAATTCAGAGATCAGGTTTTACGAGGCGAGATCACCGTAAACAGAAAAGTCGCGATGGAAATGCACCGTATAGATGAGCTCATAGCAAACCCGGGAGTCTGGTATGACAGAGAAGCTGTCGAAGGATACATCAAGTATTGTGAAAGCGAGCTTACTCTGACAGATGGTAGTGATCTGCATCTTCTGGACTCTTTTAAGTTATGGGCGGAACAGGTATTCGGCTGGTACTACTTTATTGAGCGGAGCGTATTTGAACCGGATAAAGACAATCACGGCGGACGATTTGTGAAGAAATCCGTTCGTAAGCGTCTGATTAACAAGCAATATCTTATTGTTGGAAGAGGCGCTGCGAAGTCAATGTACTCATCGACAATACAAAATTACTTTTTAAACATCGATGTAAGTACTACCCATCAGATCACAACCGCTCCGACAATGAAGCAGTCTGAAGAGGTAATGTCTCCGATTCGTACAGCTATCACACGAAGCAGGGGTCCACTGTTTAAGTTTCTAACAGAGGGATCGTTGCAAAACACCACCGGATCACGAGCCAATCGGATGAAGTTAGCTTCGACTAAGAAGGGCGTTGAGAACTTTCTTACCGGATCACTTCTTGAGATTCGTCCGATGTCGATCGACAAGCTTCAGGGACTTCGGTGCAAGGTAGCAACAGTCGACGAATGGCTTTCAGGCGATGTCAGAGAGGATGTTGTCGGTGCTATTGAGCAGGGAGCATCTAAGCTTGACGACTATCTGATCATCGCCACAAGTTCAGAGGGAACAGTTCGTAACGGTTCTGGCGATACAATCAAAATGGAGTTGGATGACATTCTTAAAGGAGAGTACATCAATCCGCATGTGTCGATTTGGTGGTACTGTCTGGATGACATTGAGGAAGTTAGCGATCCTGCGATGTGGATCAAGGCGAATCCTAACCTCGGAAAGACTGTAACATACGAGACATACCAGCTTGAGGTGGAACGAGCAGAGAAAGTTCCGTCTACAAGAAACGATACTCTTGCCAAAAGATTCGGCATACCGATGGAAGGTTTCACATATTACTTTACTTATGAAGAAACCTTGGTTCATCCTAAGGCAGATTATTGGGGGATGAGCTGTGCACTTGGTATCGACTTGTCAAGAGGCGACGACTTCTGCGCTTTCACGTTTATGTTTCCTTTACCGAACGGAGCATTTGGTGTAAAAACAATCAATTACATTTCATCAAGGACTCTGGTTAAACAACCAGCTGCCACACGGATTAAGTATGACGAATTTATGCGAGAAGGAAGTCTGATTGTCCTTGATGGCAGTGTTCTTGACATGATGGAAGTTTATGAGGATCTCGACAAACACATACTCAGTCGAGATTACAATGTGGTCTGTGTGGGATACGACCCGTATAACGCAAAAGGATTTATCGAGCGTTGGGAGACCGAGAACGGACCATTTGGAATAGTAAAAGTTATACAGGGCGCAAAAACCGAGTCGGTTCCGCTGGGCGAAATAAAGAGTCTGGCTGAGGACCGGCTTTTACTTTTCGACGAAGAGATTATGCAGTTTGCTATGGGGAACTGTGTCGTTCTGGTAGACACAAACGGAAACAGAAAGCTTTACAAAAAGCGTGGAGACCAGAAGATAGACCCGGTGGCAGCACTCATGGATGCGTATGTGGCATACAAACAGAATCGAGAAGCGTTTGCGTAACGAGGAATTCAAAATGGATTACATATTAACCCACCACGGAATTCTCGGTCAGCGTAAAGGTCGTCGTCGGTATCAATTACCGGACGGGACTTGGACTGAAGAGGGGAAACGCCGTCGTAGAAAGGGCAGTGATCGGAGCGATCGTATAAAAGATAGCGCTAAAAAAGCTGGAAAGAAAGTGAAAGGCGCATCTGATAACGCTCATAAGAAAGCAAAGAGCGTTTACAAAGACTTCGACGATGTTTCTTCTAAAAGGCTTAGAGAATACCGCAATGTGACAAACGAATTTTCAAATTTGAATACCGCTAGACAAAAAGTACTACAGAATCAGCGAAAAAGAGACAAAAACCATGTGGAACGTTTGGATCTCTCAAAGAAATCAAATAAAGAACTACAAGACGAAATAAATAGAGAGGTTCTTGAACGGCGATACAACGAGGTTTTTAATTCGCCCGAAGTTTCAAGAGGCAGACAGCTTGCTGAAGAAGCGTTAAGCGTGTCTGGAGACGTTCTGGCTGTTACCGCCGCAGGACTTGGAGCCGCTGTTTCGGTTAAGAAACTTCTTGGAAAGTAGGAATTCAAAATGGATTACAAAAGTAGTTCCTACAGATTCGCCAAACGCTCGACATATTTATGAAAAACTCGTTTCTTAAAGCTGATCGAATGATAAGCGATCCCGATGATGTTTGGAGCGGATTAACGGAAATGCGATTAAAGTTATAACAGAAAGGACACAAAAATGGACTATGTATTAACCCACCACGGAATTCTCGGTCAGAAATGGGGCGTTAGACGTTATCAGAATATGGACGGAACTTTGACCGAAGCCGGAAAAAGAAGATATGGCGACCGTTCTTTTGGTAATCGCTACTATTCGAAAGATGCGAAAATTAATGAAAGAGACGCGCGATTCCATAATCGAGTGGCTAAAGCAGCCGACCGAGTAGGCATGAAAAAGATTTCTAAAGCTGCTAAAAAAATGGCTGAAAAATCCAAAGATGCCGCAGATGTTGATAGAGAAATGGCAAATCAAGCTCGAAATAAAGCCATAGCGAAAGCCGAAAAGAAAAGTATGAATTCTGGCTACGCTAAGCATTATCAGAATCTCCGTCAGAAGTATATGGACCAGGGTATGTCAAAAGACGAAGCCGACAAAGCAGCTACAAGAAGAGTAAAAACCGAACAGGCTGTAAAAAAAGCAGCTGGCATAACCTTGGCTGCCGCGGCTGCTTACGGTGCTTATAAAAACCGAGACATTATATCTCGTAACATAAAAGCATTGCCGGCTATGGGTTTACCTTCTTCTGGCGGCGGCTCTTTACCAATGCCAGGTCTTCCTTCACCGGGACGCACAAGAGCTTTACCGTCCGGTAGATCAGTAGGAGCTTTACCAGGACCTACAACATCATTGACCACTACAGCTGGCGCCGGAGTAGACAGATACTCAAGTTATAGACCTGGCAGTTCAAGGACGAGAAACGTTGTTAACTTGAAATCTAATCGTAGAAGAAATGCCGAACGAGCAGCGGGCATTGCAACTCTTGGTGCTGCTGGCATTAGCGCGGCTTCGGCAAGAAGAGTAGTATCCAATTACAAGAAAGAGCACCCAAATACTGAATTATCGGATGCTGAAATTCTTAGAAATTATGCTTCAGCAAGAGTAAAGAACGTTTCTTCAAGAATTAGAAGAGGTTAATTCAAAATGGAGCTATCAATTACTTCCAGGCTAAAAAACGCCTGGAATGTTTTTTTAAACAGAGATCCGACGACATACACTGATTACCGTGGTCCAATGGCTACGTATCGACCAGACCGTCACAGGCTCTCAAGACGTAATGAGAGGACGATCATAACCTCGATATTCAATCGAATCGCTATTGACTGTGCCTCGATCGAACTCCGTCATGTGAGATTAGACGAAGATGATCGATATTTGGAGAAAATGAAGTCGACTTTGAATTACTGTTTAATTGACGAAGCCAACATAGACCAGACCGGACGAAACTTCAGACAGGATATTGTTATGTCAATGCTTTCTGAAGGTCATGTGGTCATACTTCCGGTTGATACAGATACCGATCCGGATGTCACAGGTTCCTTTAAGATCAACTCAATGAGAACCGGGCGGGTTACAGAGTGGTACCCAAGACACGTAAGAGTCGAAGCTTATAACGAAATCTCCGGACGTAAAGAAGAGGTTCTGGTAGCCAAATCGTCAGTTGGTATTGTAGAAAACCCACTGTATGAGGTTATGAACGAGCCAAACTCAACGATGCAAAGGCTTGTTAGAAAGTTGGCACTTCTTGACAAAGTTGACGAAGACAGTAATTCAGGAAAACTTGACTTGATCATCCAGCTCCCGTATGTCGTCAAGACAGAAACAAGGCGAAAACAGGCAGAAGAAAGACGAAAGATGATAGAAGATCAGTTGGCAAACTCCAAGTATGGTATTGCCTACACTGACGGTACAGAGAAAATTGTCCAGCTTAACAGAGCTGTTGAAAATAATCTAATGTCTCAGATCGAGTATCTGACGAGTATGCTTTACAGCCAGTTAGGAATAACAAAAGAGATCTTAGATGGCACAGCGAATGAGCAGACAATGATTAATTACCACAATCGTACAATCGAACCTATTCTATCTGCAATAGCCGACGAAATGAAACGGAAGTTCCTTACCAAGACTGCAAGGTCTCAGGGACAGACTGTATCTTTCTTCAGAGATCCGTTCCGTCTGGCTCCTATTGAGAAGATTGCTGAAATCTCAGACAAGATGACGAGAAATGAAATCATGTCTTCTAATGAGATTCGTCAGAAGATCGGTATGAAACCTTCTTCCGATCCTAATGCTGACGAATTGAGAAATAAGAATCTTAATCAGCAATCAAACGTAAAAATTCAAAATGGAGAATCGGTAAGCACCGACATCGATAACCGTTTTGTGGATGAACGAGTTCGTAAACAGTTAGAAGAAAGGGGATTGTTGTGAGTCACGATTACGATTTCACAGGATGGGCTACCCGGAATAATTTGAGATGTTCTGATGGACGTACAATTATGCGGGATGCTTTTAAAGATAATGATGGTATGACGGTTCCCCTTGTATGGAATCACAACCATGAAGATATTGGTGACGTATTAGGTCATGCGCTTTTAAAAAACGTTGAAGATGGCGTTCGTGTATATGGAAAATTTAATAAAACCGAAGGCGGCGTAATTGGTAAAGCTCTTGTTCAGAGTGGAGACATTACGTCGCTTTCTATTTATGCGAACCAGCTCAAACAGCAGGGTGGAAATGTTCTTCACGGAAACATCAGAGAAGTAAGTCTTGTTCATGCGGGAGCAAACCCCGGAGCATACATCGACTCTGTAATGTACCACAGTGAAGACGGATCTGAAAAGGAAGACGCGATTATATGCACAGGATTTGACTTGGAATTGGAGCATTCAGACGATATGGACAATTACGAATATGAAGATTATATCGAACATGCTGATGATGAGGAAACCATTGGCGACGTGTTTGATACGTTGAGCGAGAAACAGAAACAGGCTGTATATGCTATTATCGGCACCCTTCTTGGCGAAGACGCTGATATTAAACATGCTGACAATTACAGTGATGAAAAGATTGGTGATGTGTTCGACTCTTTAACGGATAAACAGAAGAACGCCGTTTATACAATCATTGAAAACATGATTGACGATTCGGACGAAGACGATGAAGTGGAACACTCTGATTACTATGACGAATACGAAGATGATTATTACGAAGGAGACGAATTCATGAAACACAACGTATTTGATTCTAACCCGAACGAAGTATATTTCGCACATGCCGATCAGGAAGCCGTACTCAAAATGGCGAAAGATAACGGCAGTTTACAGGGCGCTCTGAAGGACTACCTTGGCGCTGACACTTTACAGCATGGCTTCGACGGCATTGAGCAGCTCTTCCCGGATTACAAAGATGTTTATCCTGGTGCTCCAGAACTCATCACAAGAGACCAGTCCTGGGTTGCTACAGTAATGAACGGAGTACACAAGTCTCCAATCAGCCGTATCAGAACCAGACAGATGGACATTAGAGATATTAAGCTCAGAGCAGAAGGATATAAGACCAAGGGTTCCCAGAAAATCGCTCTTCAGAATGCTACTCTCGTATCCAGAACCACTGACCCTCAGACTGTATACGTAAAGGATTCTCTGCACAGAGATGATATTATCGACATCACCGATTTCGATATTGTTGAATACGAATACAAGATCATGAGAGCACTTCTTGATGAAGAGTTAGCCAGAGCTATCCTCATTGGTGACGGTAGACTCGCTACTGCTGCTGACAAGATTCAGGAAGCTCATATCAGACCAATCTGGACTGATGAAGAACTTTACACTATCCATGGTGATGTAGATCTTACGGCAGCTGAGCAGGAACTCCAGGGTACCGACACTGACAAGCACTTCGGTGAGAACTACATCTATGCGGAAGCGATCATTACTAAATCTCTGTATCTCAGAGAGAAGTATAAGGGTAGCGGTAAACCAGACTTCTTCTGCACTCCTCATCTCCTGAACATTATGCTTCTGGCAAGAGACCTCAATGGTAGAAGAATCTATGACTCTGAGGCTGATCTGGCAAGAGCACTCAATGTTAACTCCATTCATACTGTAGAGCAGTTTGAAGATCAGACCAGACAGGTTACTGTTAATGTTAATGGTACTGACACACTCAAAACTAAAAAGCTTCTCGGTATCTTTGTGAATCTGGCAGATTATCAGGTAGGCTCCACTAAGGGTGGCGAAGTTGCTAAGTTCAGTGATTTCGATATCGACTTCAATAAAGAAAAGTATCTGATTGAAACTCGTCTCTCCGGCGCACTTACAAGAATCTATTCCGCAATTGCTCTGGAAGAAGATGTAACTGCATAATCTGAAAATTCAAAATGGCGAAGTTTTACGGTGTAGTCGGATTTGCTGTAGATAAACAGGGTAAACCAGGAGTCTCTATCGAAGAGTATGTCGAGAGACCTTACTATGGAGATCTGATGAGAAATACCCGTAATCTACAAACTTCCGGCAATTTAAATGACGATATTACCATATCGAATCAAATTAGCATTCTCGCTGATCCATATGTTACAGAAAATTTTCACGCTATAAGATATGTTAAATACTTGGGTACTGCCTGGAAGGTTACATCGGTCGAGGTTCAGTACCCTCGTTTAATTTTATCCGTTGGGGGTGTCTACAATGTCTAAAGACCGAGTAGAGCTTCAATACATACTTGAAGAAATTTTAGGAAGTAGCGAAGTTTATTTTCAACCTCCGGCTTCTGTTAGGATGAAATACCCGGCAATTGTTTATTCTTTAAACAGGATGGTCGACTACCATGCGAATGATATGCCATATGTTCATAACAAGTCTTATACAGTTATTCTTATTGACAAAGATCCTGACAGCGTTATAGTTGACAAACTTTCTGACTTACAGTTTAGCTCGTTTGATCGATGGTATGCATCGGACAATCTTAATCATTTCGTATTTACAATCTTTTATTAAAAAGGGGGATACACATGGCAAAACTTAAATGGGATTCCATCGGCGAAAGATTTTACGAAACTGGCGTCGAGAAGGGTGTACTGTTTCCGTATGAAAATGATGCTTACGGGACTGGCGTTGCTTGGAACGGTCTTATCGGTGTGGCTGAAAATCCTTCCGGAGCAGAATCAACCGCACTTTGGGCTGATAACATTAAGTATTTAAATATGATCTCTGCCGAAGATTATGGCGCTACAATCGAAGCTTATACACGACCTGACGAATTTGCCGCTTGTGATGGTACTGCCGAGATTGCTACCGGCGTAGTGGCTACTCAGCAGACTCGTAAGTCTTTCGGTTTTTCTTATGTAACAAGAATTGGTAACGATACCGATGGAACCGATAAGGGTTATAAGATTCATCTGGTTTATGGTTGTACGGCAGCCCCTTCGAGTAAAGACTATAACACGATCAACGATAGCCCAGAAGCAATGACTCTTTCTTGGGAAGTAACTACTAATCCGGTTGATGTTCCGGGTCATAAACCAACCGCTCATATTATTATCGATAGTACTAAAGCAGACTCCGCAAAACTTAAGTCATTCGAAGATATTCTCTATGGTACTGAAGGGTCTGGTACTACAGCGTCTTCGAGACTGCCTCTTCCTACAGAGGTTATTTCTCATTTCTCTGGGTCTGCTGGCTGATAATTAAACGACGAAAGGAGTAATAAAATGCTTGCTAAAACAATTACGTACACTGATTTTAACGATAATGAAAGAACTGAAACTTTCTATTTCAATCTCACAAAAGCCGAGATAACTAAACTCGAATTAAGTGTAAACGGAGGATATTCAGAATTACTTAAACGAGTGTCTGAATCCAACGATGCTCCGTTAATTCGTGATACATTTGAAAAGTTCATTATTGACTCGTACGGTGAAAAATCGCCTGACGGAAGAGAATTCTACAAATCGGAAGAGATTACAAAGAGATTCATGGCTACTGAAGCATATTCGGTTCTTTTTATGGAGCTGTGTTCAGATGCAAAAGCTGCTGCCGATTTTATTAAAGCTGTTATTCCAAAGAAAGTTGCGGAAGAATTGTCTAACGGTGTTGATGATACTTCAAATTTAACAGCTAAGGCTTCGGCGAATACGTCAGGTAATTAGTTTGTTATCTATAACTATTCCTGCTGGAGAATTATGGGACGAGAGAACAGAACGGTTTGTTTACACCAAACAGCAAACAATAAAACTTGAACATTCTCTCGTCTCACTTTCCAAGTGGGAATCAAAATGGTGTAAACCGTTCTTAACCAAACGAGAAAAAACCACAGAAGAAATATTAGATTATTTCAGATGTATGACCATCACGCAAAATGTCAGCGATGCAATATACTACAATTTAACTCCGGACAACATAAAAGATATTACCGATTATATCAATTCTCCGATGTCTGCTACCACAATTACCAATCGTTCGCCAAAGCGAGGAAGTCGTGAGCAGATTACATCGGAGCTTATTTATTATTGGATGGTTGCTTTTCGTATACCGTTTGAATGTGAAAAGTGGCATCTAAATAGGTTGATGAACTTAATAAGAATTTGCGAGATCAAAACCCAGAAGCCTAAGAAGAGGTCGAACAGAGACGTTCTTAACGAATATGCTGCTATCAATGCTGCCCGACAGAAGATGTATAACACGAAAGGTTAACTATGATCGAACTAAGTCAGAAAGGAGATTTCTCCAAACTACGAGCATATTTAGAGAAACTAAAGTCACCGTTAAATTTAAGTATTCTTGATAAGTATGGAAAACGAGGAGTTAAGGCTCTTTCTGATGCGACACCTGTTGATACTGGAAAAACCGCTAATTCATGGTACTACAAAATAAATAGTAGCCGAGGAACCGTCACTCTTTCTTTTCATAATTCAAATGTTGTCGACGGTGTACCAATAGCCATTATTCTGCAATACGGACATGGAACAAGAAACGGCGGATATGTTCAAGGCAGAAATTATATAAATCCCGCAATACGTCCGATATTTGACGAAATGGCGGAAACTGTTTGGAAGGAGGTGACTTAAACATGCGAGAAATTATAGACGAAAAAGTCGTATCTATGAAATTTGACAATCGTGATTTCGAAAGAAATGCTGCCACGAGCATGTCTACGTTAGAACGATTAAAATCTTCGTTTAATTTTGGAGGTATCAGAAAGAGCCTTGGCGATCTTGGAAACTCTATAAAAGGAGTTAATATGGGTCCGCTTGGTGATGCAGTAGATGTCGTCAAAAATCGATTCTCAGCATTGGAAGTTGTTGGAGTCACCGCTCTTGCTAATATTACCAATTCAGTGGTAAACACCGGAAAACAAATGGCCGAGTCATTGACCATTGATCCTATTAAAGAGGGCTTTAATGAGTATGAACTCAAAATGGGAGCGGTTCAGACAATCATGAATGGTTCTGGAGAGTCTCTTGATGTCGTCATGCAGAAGTTAGAAGAATTGAATCAGTATGCAGACGATACTATTTATTCGTTCTCTGATATGACTAATAACATCGGCAAGTTTACAAACGCTGGGGTCAATCTTGACGATGCTGTTGCCGCCATTAAAGGTATTTCAAACGAAGCAGCTCTTTCTGGAGCAAATGCCGAACAAGCTTCTCACGCAATGTATAATTTCGCGCAAGCTCTATCTGGTGGATATGTCAAACTTATTGACTGGATGTCTATTGAAAATGCTCAGATGGCAACCATGGGGTTTAAAAACGAGTTGCTGGAAACCGCCGCTGCTTTTGGGACTGTAGAAAAACAGGCTGATGGTACTTATAAAGTTCTTACTACGAATAATAAAGGCGCGTCGATGGAAGAAGCTCTTACGGCTAAGAACTTTAGAGACTCATTAAACTACCAGTGGCTTACGTCTGAAGTCCTTATCGAGACTCTTAAGCGATATGGAAACGGTGCTGAGGGGATCGGAAAACAAGCACAAGATGCTGCTACTGAAGTAAAAACGTTTAGCCAATTAATGGACACTCTTAAAGAAGCAGTTGGCTCTGGTTGGGCAGTTACATGGGAGATTATATTTGGTAATTTCGATCAAGCCAGGGAATTATGGACAAACGTTAGTAACTTTATGTCCGACGTGATTAAAAATCAGGCTGCTGCCAGAAACGAATTGCTTAAAGGTTGGAGCGATCTTGGGGGGCGAACTGCTATAATAGATGGCTTTAAAAATGCTCTTCAGGGACTTCTTTCAATAGTACGTCCGATTAAAGAAGCTTTTCGGGAGATATTCCCGCCAACAACGAGTGAACAACTTGTTAAGTTGAGTGAAGGTTTTAGAGATTTTACATCGCATTTAACCCTTAGTGAAGAACAAACTACCAATCTTAAAAATGTTTTTAGAGGTTTGTTTTCGCTAATCGACATTGCTGCGGGAACTATAGGTTCAATAATCAAATTAATAAAGCCTGGTGCCGGAGTGGTAATGTCTTTAGCGAACAGCTTGCTGTCGTTTCTCGGAGTCTATGGCGATTTAATAGCGAATAATCGGGCTGTTATACAAGACCTGATATCATCGAAAATACAAGAATATTTTTCGAAGTTAGTCGAATATATTAATCCTGTTGTTGATAAATTGTCAGAATTGGTTAGTAAACTTCGTCCTCACATCGAAACTCTTCCAGAAACCATTGAAGAAATGGCTTCTAAAACAGTTGAAAAATTAAAATATTTTCAATCAGAAGTTTCTAATCATTTCGATCGTATCAAAGAAAGCATCGAGGAAAGCGTATCAAATATCGCCGACGGTTTTTCACATTTTAAAGACATCGATCTAAGCGGTTTAGACGATTTATCGAACAAAGTGTCTGATAAATTGCATCCAATATCGTTTTTGCTTGATGGTATAAAACATATATTCGGATTAATAGAAGATCTTTTTGTAAATGGATTACCGGCTATTTCGAAGTTGATAGGGAATTTTATTGGGTTCTTTGGCGATTTCGCAGTTTCCTTATCTCATTATCTTAGCGAAATAGATTACGACAAGATAATAGACATTATTAATTCCGGAGCTATACTATCCATGCTTACTATGCTTACTGGAGTATTTAAAGACTTTGGTAGTGCTGCGAAAAATGTAAGTGGGTTCTTTAAAAACGCTCGTGAGATATTAGACGGTGTTCGTGAAAGTCTCGAAGCTTATCAGAACAACCTTAAAGCTCAGATAATTAGAAACATAGCAGTGTCTATAGGCATATTAGCAGCTTCTTTATTTGTTCTGTCAACTTTAGACAGTAAAAAAATGGGAATTGCTTTAGGTGTTTTAGCTGCCATGTTTGTGATGCTTACTAAATCTATGATCAAAATAACAGAGGTTCTCGATCCAAAGCAATTTATGTCTATGCAGGGAGCTGGAATCTTGTTAATTGAGATGGCTGCTGCGATTTCTATTTTATCAGGGTCAGTGGCCTATCTTTCCAAATTAAACTGGGAAGAAATGATTAGAGGTTTAATAGGCGTCGGAGCAATACTTGGCGGTTTGATGATATTCCTGAACAATACGAACTTCGACGGTCTTAGTATTCGGTCTGGTCTATCGATAGTAATAATTGCTGAGGCTATTAAAGTACTATCAGAGTCCGTAAAACAATTATCCGAGATAGATTCAGATGAATTAATTGCAGGACTTCTTGGAGTAGGAGCTCTTTTAGCTGGTTTGGCGATATTTATTAATCAAACGCAGTTCGAATCAACGGGCGTTTTATCGGGAGTCGGAATTTTACTAATCGCCACTTCAATTAAGATACTGTCAGATGCTGTGGCTCAATTGTCCGACATAGATATTTCGCAATTGTTAACTGGGTTGTTCGGAGTAGGAACTCTTTTAGCTGGTTTAGCGATATTTATTAACGAAACACAACTTGATTCTGCTGGCGTATTGTCTGGTGTTGGTATATTAATGATTGCTGGCTCGATAAAAATACTGGCCGACGCCGTTGAGCAAATATCGAACATTGATATTGATGATCTCATAAAAGGACTTTTAAGCGTCGCCGGTCTTTTAACCGGATTAGCATTGTTTGTTAATAATACGCAGGGGGCAAGTATCGGTAGTGGTGTTGGTTTCATCATGCTCGCCGAGGGTCTTGTTATATTGGCCGATGCAGTTAAAAAGTTCGGTGAATTAAGCCTTTCCGAATTAGCCAAAGGTCTTGTCGCAGTTGCTGGATCATTAATCATTATGTCTGTAGCTGGGAACTCCATGGTTGGAGCTCTTCCTGGCGCTGCTGCTATAATGGTTATGGCGGTCGCTTTAAACGTTTTAGCTCCGGCTTTACAGAAATTAGGTGATATGTCTGTTGGCGAAATACTCAAATCGTTAATAACGTTCGCCGGTGCTGTAATTGTGTTTGCGGCAGCTTCACTCGGAATTGCACCTGTTCTTCCTCTTATGATGGGACTCGGAGTCGCATTAGGTCTAATCGGCGGTGGATTAATGTTAGCTGGTGTTGGAATGTCAGCAATGGCCGCCGCTTTGCCGGCACTTATATCCGGAAGTGCAGTTGCTGTAGGCGCTTTTGTTTCATTATTAAAAGAACTTATTGGTGCTCTTCCTTCTTTAGTTGAAGGTATTGTGACTTCTATTGTTGACATGTTTGTCGGCATCGGAAACGAGTTACCAAAGATACTTGATGTTATAAAAAATATACTCAGTTCTTTGTTAGATTTACTTATTGAATTAGCGCCTAAGATAATCGAAACTATTTTTGTAATAATTGACGAACTATTAATACAATTAGCAGAACATTCTGGTTCCATTGTAAGCTCGTTGATAGACATAATACTCGGCATAATAACCGGTATCTCTGAAAAAATGGCAGATATTATGCAGGCTCTATGGGATCTGGTTATAAATATTATCGATGGCATAGCTGCTGCTTTTGGCAACGAAGAAAACGTCATAAAACTTAGAGACGCTATAGTGAATCTCGGAAAATCCATGCTCGAAGCTTTACTTGTATTTTTCGGTATCCATTCCCCTTCTACCGTCATGCAAGAAGTCGGCGGATATTTAGTAGAGGGCTTAATAGTTGGTATCGGTGGACTGATAGGTGCTGCCGTGGATAAGATCCGCGAACTTGGCGAAGCTCTTGTTAATAAAATTCAAGAGAAATACGAAGATTTCAAAGTCAAGGGATCTGAACTTATGGGCAAGATCCACGAGGGTATTGACAGCGCTAAAGAGAATGTCAAACAGGGCTTTCATGCCGTAATCAATAGCCTTAAAGATTTCGATATAAACGATTTCGTAACTTCCGGTAAGAATATTCTCGAAGGTCTTAAGCGAGGTATAGAAGACTCTGAAACATTTAACAAACTCAAAGAGACTACTTCTAACGTATTTGGTGCTGTAAAAGAACGTATCCGGCAAATCTTTGACGAACACTCGCCTTCACGGGTAACACATGAATATGGTCGATATGTCGTAGAGGGTTTTGCGAATGGTATTACAGATTATGCAAAAGTTGCTACTAATGCTGCTTCCCAATTTGGAGAAGGAACTCTTGATAAGATTAATTCCATCGTAAACAGAGTTACTGAGCTTGTAGAAAACGGAATTAGCACCGAACCTACGATCAGACCGATTATGGATCTCACCGATGTAAATACTGGTATGAGAGATCTCGGTTCAATGATTGACGCTAATACAAGTATGGAGCTTGCGACTTCCGCAAATATCGGAGTCAATACCATGCTTGAAAGAAATCAAAATGGAGTGGTCGTTAATAACAATGACGTGCTTAGAGCTATTGTAGATCTCAAAGATAATCTGACAGATATGTTTGTTGGAAACGAAGCTGGGCTTAACATTAATAATAATGATGTAGTATCCGCTATTCTTGATCTTAAAGACAATATTTCGCAAATGAATAGTGTTCTTCAGAATATGAACATCGTTCTTGATACCGGAACACTTGTTGGTGAATTGTCAGAACCTATGGATCGGTCGTTTGGAAGAATGGCTGTTATGAATGAGAGAGGGGTGTAAGATGTATCATTCTGTGACATTCGGTGAAAAAAACTCATGGGAAGACTGGCACCTGATCCCTACTTCTCGTCCAGTCATTAATCCTCCTGAAGCTAAAACCATGACAATTGATATTCCCGGTGAAAGCGGTGTACTTGACTTATCTGAGTCATTAACCGGATATCCACTCTTTAAAAGACGAACCGGGGATATTGAGTTTATCGTCGTGAACGACTTCAACGAAATAGTTACAGTCCATCAGGAATGGGCTGATGCTTACTCGGAAATAATGAATTATCTTCATAATCGAACAATGGAGATGCAACTTGAAGATGATCCAGAATGGTGGTATGAAGGCAGATTCCAGGTAAATTCGTGGAAATCGGAAGAGTTTAATTCGCGTATTACTATCTCGTATGACCTTGAGCCGTATAAATACTACTACACGCCATACAGTAAAACGTTTAATGCTACCACATCAAGACAGTCTTATGCGTTTACAAAGCTTGTTGACCATCTTGGTGAAGTGCCGGTTGTTCCTAAGCTAACAGTGACAGCCAGCTCTACAAGCGGCGTTGAAATCGAATTTGTAAACCCGACCCTAAAAATTGACGAGACCATAAACCTTAAACCCGGCACTCATGAAGTTCCGCGGGTTATATTTTACGGTGATACATTTACATTGTGGTATAAATCGTTATCCGGCTCAGCAACACTTAAAGTGGATTACGAAAGGGGGAGTTTGTAATCATGTATTCAGTATTTGCTGATGATATTTGTATATATGACGATAAATCTCCTTCTGATCTCGTGACACTTATTAATCCGAAATTGACCCTTGCTGAAAACTCAGCAGGGTCTTTTTCGTTTACCATGCCGTCTACAAATGCTGGTTACGAGGCTGTCCAGCGAATGAAAACCGAGATCTCCGTCAAACGTAACAACGAAGAGATCTGGGCTGGTCGAGTTATAACGGAAGACAAAGATTATTGGAACAACAGAAAACTGACATGCGAAGGCGAATTAGCGTATCTGAACGATGTTTTGCAGCCTCCGGCAGCATACTATGAATGGGAAATACGTCCGTTTATTAATAAAGTACTTGCTAATTATAATTCAAAAGCCGATGAAAAAAGAAAATTTAATACCGGCATTGTTACAGTAGAGCCTTATACATATGGGGGTTATCTCAACGAAGGCATTACATGTACGACAAATTTAGCAAGAACTTTTGAAGTGCTGAAAACCAATCTACTCGATAGATATGGTGGGCATTTTAGAGTTAGAAAAAACGACGGTTTAAGATATTTAGATTACATCAACGAATACCCAAATCGAAATACTCAGGAAATAGATTTTCACACTAATCTGATAGATTTTACACGTAATTGGGATGACACCGATATTGCTACAGTCATTATTCCGTACGGCAAGAAAATCGAAGATGACGAGGATAAAGACAAAGAAGGTCTTGATTACAAGATAACAAAGACTCGTGCTCCTGTTACGAATGGCTTGGATGTGGAATTCCAGTTTACGTTTAATAACCCGGGAGTACCAGCAGATTATTATGTAACTGATGAAGATGGAAACTCGGTTCTTGGACAATACGATCATTTTATCTGGTTACACTACTGGGAAAAAGGATCGAGCACACAAGCTTCCGCGATGAGTGAACGTTGGACTATGAAAGCGAGCACAAAAACTAATAAGACATGGACTTATACTGTTAAAGATCTTCATCCAGAAAAGACTTATGTGTGGCGTGCTTGGGTAGAACGGTGTCATGAGGGTGATGTCGGTTCTGTCGGTTATTATAACATGGGCGGTGATTTTGATACCGGCGAGAAAGAATTTAGTGTCTATTTTACTGACGGTGAATTAGACGGTATCGAACATCGAGTAACTATTAAATCAGTTAACGATGGCAAAGATTATGTTGTAAATCAAAATGCTTTAGATTCATTTGGATGGATTGAAAAAGTTGTTACGTGGGATAGAGCAGAAACCCCTTCTCAGTTACTCGTTATAGCAAATAATTATCTATCCGATTACCAGTTTGACACTATGACGATCGAGCTTCGAGCTCTGGACCTCAATTATTACGATATTGACTATGAATCGATCAAACTGCTTGATGAAATTTATGCAGTGTCCCGGCCACATGGTTTGGCAAAGATATTCCCAGTAACAAAACTGGACATCCCTTTAGATAATCCTGCAAATACAGTTTATACACTTGGCAGTGCTAAGAAAGAATCTTTTACCGGATCGAGTAATGAAACCAAAAACGATGTATATAGCCTTCTCGGTAAGATGCCCGATTCTAAAGAGATTCTAAAAGAAATAGGCAGTGCTGGATATAAGATGTTAGTCGATGCTTTCGATAACGCCAGTCAGTTGTTGGATACGCATACCAATGGCTATATTACGATAACTACCGATGATCGAAACAACGATTCAAACGAACTTTGGATTACAAACAGTAAGGACTATAAAAACGCCTCTCAATTCTGGCGATGGAATATGAACGGGCTTGGTCATGGTTTTGTCGATTCAAATGGAAATCGTACTTATAACATTGCAATTACTATGGACGGTTCTATCGTAGCGGACTTCATTAAAGTTGGTCAGATGAGCGCCGATCGAGTGAAGCTGTTTGGGTTGATGGCTGTTTACGATCAATTTACCGGGACCACTCCAGGCGGTTATATTGGTTATGGACGAGGGCTTATAGGTGGCAGTGTTTGGGGAAACCCCGATTCATACACAGACGGTATAATGATCTCAAACACCAGAAACACAGATGCTCAAGGCGGGCTTGCTGCGAATCCGAGATATTTTATCTGTACTACTGCTGGTGTCCGCATGAATGCTGATGCTCAATCCTTTTATCTGACTGATGGTGATAACGGTTCAAATGGGGCACTTATCATTTCAAACACATTTACTTTTCGTGCAAGTGCTTTGCATGTGTATCCGCCGATAAACCCAAACGACGGACCTTCAGATATTGCACAGACCGGTACTATTAAGTTTGGTGATGGCTGGTTACTCGTAAATAAAGGTCTCATTGTTAATTACGCGGAAAGTTCAAATGTCAGTGGATATTTTGCTGGAAGTGACGCGTCAAATACTGTAATCAACGGCTCAAGTACGATTAAAGGTAAAGTCAGCGATGCGGTAAGATATTCTGCAAGTAGTAGTGAAGCTTACATGCAGTATGACGCCAATACTCTTTTTAAGGTCGGATCGTATGGAACCCAAATGCAATACGACGAGCATATTCTTGCTAAATGTAATTCATATGGGTTTGAGGCTCATTATAGCGATACTTGTTATGTAGCTGTAAATGATACATTTGCAAGACTTCAGAAGGACAACAGTACTTATTTTGAGGCACGTAATGACTATGCGCTTATGCAATTTGTATCCGATAAATATGTCAAGGTTCATAGTGGTGGTGTTAATTTACTTGCCGGATCTTATCAAGCATGGGTGTCTACTAACACTGGTTTTGGATATTCGTCTGATAGAAGAATCAAGCATGATATTGTTTATGATGTCGATGGGGATTTAATTGATGATCTTAAACCAGCTAAATTTAAATTTAATGGCTCAGACACGGATTCATATGGGTTTATTGCTCAAGACGTTCAGAATGTTATCCCCGAGGTTGTTTGCAGTACTATTGGAGAAAACGAAGAAAATTTATTGGGCCTTAAATACCTTGATCTTATCGCAGTCCTTACCGCTAAAGTTCAAAGTCAGACCAAGAAGATTAACGAACTGGAAGAGCGTCTATCAAAGCTTGAAAAAATAATAGGAGAACTATAAATGCTTACATATGAAATAGATTTAGATGTTACTCCTGGTACGATACCTAAAGTCATACACGTAAAACAGTATCAGACAGATGCGGTACTTAAATTCTATTTATATTCAAGACGTAGTGGTCTTACTATCGGTAGTACATCTGATTGTGCTATTCGAGGAACAAAGTCCGACGGTCATGGATATTCTGTATCAGCTACTTATAACTCGTCAGAAAAGAGCATTACAGCGCATCTCACAGCTCAGATGACTGCCGTACATGGAAAGCAGCCTTTTGAGTTAACCTTAACCGACTCAACGGGCAAAATGATAACTGCCACATTTTATCTTGATGTTCAGAGATCTGCTTTGGATGAAGATACCTTGAGTAACAGTCAGATCCGAGAACTTACTAATGCTTTGGATCATAGCGCTGAGATTCTTGAGGCTTATAATCTTGCCCATTACGATGATGTACCTACTGCCGGTAGTAATAAGGCTGTTAAGAGTAGCGGTGTTAAGTCTGCTATCGATGCTGCGACAGTTAAAATTCAACCGTCTGTGATAACTGGTACAAGGTATAAGATTACGGTTACTAAACCTTAGATTTGAACTGTTTAAGAGGTGATATTCATGTTATACATAGCATCTGATAAATCTGAAATGACCGATATTGATAAGTATTATGTGTATACCGGTGAAGAGTCTGATATGCTACATGGACATTGGTATTTCTGGAACGGATCTGAATGGACTGTGGGCGGTAAGTACGAGGGGGGTATTGATGATATTTTCGAAACTGATCCTAATATGACAAACCCGACAATGCCCGCTAATTCGAAGGCTGTAGGAGACAGGTTTGATAGAGTGGATCAGCGAATAGATATGATTCAAAAGACCGGATTGCTTGTTGAGGGAACCACAATAACACCAACACAGTCCACCGGTACGAGGTTTAATCTGGTTATCAATAAGAATGAGTAAGGAGATAGATTATGGCTTACGGTCTTAGTGAAATAACACAAAACGGAGTAGATTACCGTATAAACGATCCAAATATCGCGAATGAGTTCTCCGCTTCTACGGTGTACTCAGCTGGTACATATGTAAATTACAACGGCATATTATACCGATTTACGGTGGATCATCCGGCAGGAGCATGGAATTCAAGTCACGTATCTGCGGTTGAAGTCGGCAATGAGATTGCTGATTTAAAGATCACTTTTCTTCTTAACCAATCCGGAAAAGAATTAAAAAGTTATATAGATCAACTCGGAAGTATATATTATGATACCGGTGCAGAAGCAAATTCTGAAACGATTAAAGGGGCTTACAGTAGGACTTCATTCATTCCGGTATTAAAGGATGATATTCTTAATTATTCCGGACTCTATGCATTAACATCACATTCGCCTGTCGCTATATATGATAGGAATAGGGTATACCAGAAGACAGATTCGAAGTCTGGACTCGGTTCTTCATCTCCTTTAAATGGCCGTTTAGTAATGCCTTACGATGGCTATGTCCGATTTGTATGTCGAACTACGTATATCCAAGATAGTTCTATTGTTATTAATAGACACGTCGCCACAGATCAAGATATAACGGATGCCACGTCCGCTACTGGTACAAAACTAACCAGAGTATTATCTTTGTCAACAACACAAAATGTAATACAAATAAATGAAAATGAAGATATTGATAATTTAGAAGTCGGAAACTATAAAATACCTACCGTGGCGATCGCGTCCACTATCGATTCTTTGCCAGTTAGTAGTCCTGGTCGTCTATTTGTGTATACAACTACTATTACATCCTATAAGCAACAAATATATGTCACAAGCACAGAAGGTGTCAGGGTTTTTAGACGGCATTATAATGGTTCTTCATGGTTAAGATGGAATGAAACGGCGAACGTTGACGCAGTTAATGAAATAGAAGCAATTGTTAATTTACTATCCATAGCGCCAGAAACGCGTTCTGAGTTATATCTTGTATCAGGAAACATAACAAATGGAGGAACGCCGAGCGTTTCAAATACAAGAATAAGAACGGCTGACCTTATCGAAGTAAAACGAGGAATGTTTTTAAATGTTTCCGAGCCTTATAAAATAGGAATCGCAATATTTACTGATGATAGTGGTTTTACAGCTACTAATTTTGAAAAATATATAGGTGGTTCATCGCTGTGGTATAATGGCCTATTTCGCATACCAGATGAATATATCGGGAAGTATATAGGAATCCGCATTAGCATAACTGGAAAAGAAGAAGAAAATATTTCCAGTTATGTAGAAGAAGCGACAAACTTAATTTGTTTATACGACGAGTCAACCATTTTAACATCCAGTAATTACTCGAATAATTTAAGTTCATTTATTTTTCAAAATTTGCCAGAATACAGAGCTTCCGCATTTGACTGGGAAATAAACAAGACAATTTCAACAAGTGGCGATATGAACGAAAGTACATATGCGGCTTTTACTGGGTTAATTCCGGTTGATGGAAGAACAACTTTTATCAACAATACCCAAGAAATATATCCAAATGGAAGCTCTGAAATATGGATGTATGTTTTCGTAGCTGAGTATAAAGACGATGTTTTTATAAGAAGGAGACGTTTGTATAATGGGCGTGCTTATACGACACCAGAGGATATAGATGGCGTTCGTTTGGTTGCAACGTACGTCACTGGGCATGGAAAAAAACTATATTCTCAGGATTTAATAGATAATTTTTCAATCAAATTTATGCAAAATCCAATGTCTGGAGATGGCCAAAAACCTGTATATGCCGCCTTTGGAGCATCAACTACTGTTGGAGCAGTCCATCACTACGATGGAATTAATGTAACATATTCCCCATATGCTTATCCAAACTACATAGGACAAATATTAGGCTTAGCTACACACAACTTAGGCTATGGAACGACGGGATTTATGGCCAGAAACGACGGGAAAAGCCCTAACATAATGGACGCCATCTATGAAAATTCCGAAATATTATCAAACACCGATTTAATCACAATTACTTTTGGGTATGGAAATGATAAATCGGCAGGATTGGCGGTTGGAGAATGGGATGATTATTTTAATTACGACGAAGTCGGAGATTTTTATGTTTCTGGGAACACCGAAGCCAATTTATCAGGAATTACTGACATGCTGTCAAAAGGAGCCACTCTATTCGGTTGTTTGAATTGGTGTATAAAATGGATTGGAGAACATTATCCTAAAGCAATGCTAATATGCATATGTGGTGCCCCAAGCGGAAATAATAATAGAGACACAACAATTAATGTAAATCCATCGGCTTCTGCGGGAACAACTGGCGTGTCGCCCTTTAAAATAGCAACGCAAAGCCCCGATGCAACCAGTAGTTTAAGCGTAAATTTTAACACACTCAAAGAAAAAATTAATATTCCTATGATAAATCTGTTTGATGACACACTTCCTTTTTCTTATTATTCGACCTATGCAAAAAAAGACGGGGTATATAGTGTATTTTCGACCAAAGGGACAGTGGAAAATCCAGTATGGAACTCGCATCCGAATGAAAGCGGCTATCTAATGTACGCACGATATTTAGCTGGGCGTATCTCCCAATATTTCAGACATTAAAGGCCACTTTAAATTAGTAACATAAACGGTTAGTTAAAACTAATACGAAAGGAGTAACAAAATGCAGGGCCAACAATTTGGTGGAAATCAAAATGGAGGTTTCCAGACACCGAATAATGCACCAGGATCTCAACAAATGTATCCCGGTCAACAAGATTCTTACGCAAATACTGCGACACAACCGTCCAAACCAGCTTCTATTATCACAATAGGTCAGGCTCACGGAGCTGCCGGAGCAGGGTATTTCTGGGTGGCACCAGGAGGCATGGCTTATATTTTTGATTTAGATGCTCCGAGGTTTTATATCAAAAAAGTTGACGAGTTTGGTCGTCCTTATCCTCTCGAAACATATGATTATAATCGAGTTATAGAAGAGCCTCCTGCTCAGATTGACTCTTCTGCTTTTGCATCAAAAGAAGAGGTTTCAGCTATTCAAAAAGACGTGACAGACATTACAGAGACGTTACACTTAATGATGTCAAAGATTGATAGTATGAATAAGAAACCGCAACAGAGAAAGGAGAAACGAAATGAACAATCCGTTTAATATGTTTGGACAGTTTGCCGGTATGTTTTCTAACAAATTTGGAAATATGGGCAATATGTTTAATACGATCAATAATTTCGCGTCTCAGTATGATCCAACGACTTTTAATCCAGAGCAGCAAGTTCAAAATCTTGTTAATAGCGGGCAAATGACACCGCAGCAGAGAGACATGCTTTATAATTTCGCTCTCGGTATCAGTAATATGATGAACGGCGGAGGTCAGAGATAAACAACATGGATTTCAGTGAAGCATTAAATTATTTAATTGATGGAAAACGTGTTCAGCGTGAAGGTTGGAACGGAAAAAATCAGTACATCGAACTGGCTACAAATATTTCTTATAAGAATGCAGAAGGGGAGATCATCAACGCTGACCATGAAACAATGGGTAAGAATGCAATCGCCTTTGTAGGAACATCCGGCGTACAGGTAGGATGGCTTGCGAGTCAGGCAGACATGCTTTCAGAAGATTGGATGTTAGTCGAATAAAGGACACTTTAAATTAGCAACATAAACGTGTAATTACAAACTGACAATTTTATATTTTAGTGATTATTAGAGGCTATGTCTGAATTTGGACGTGGCCTCTTTTAATATTATTTACTATTTTTACATTATTTAATTTTTGTAGAAGGAGGTTTTACTATGTCTTTATCTACAAATAATCCAATGAGCCCCGCTGATATTCGCGATGGTATGTATTACGAACTTACTTATAACGGCGACAAAGAAGAATAGTACCTCGATGCTTATAAGAAGTTTGAAAATCGAGTTATATGAGCAGGAGATAGATTATGGCTTACGGTCTTAGTGGAATAACACAAAACGGAGTAGATTACCGTATAAACGATCCAAATATTGCGAACGAGTTCTCTGCTTCTACGGCGTACTCAGCTGGTACATATGTAAATTACAACGGAATATTATACCGATTTACGGTGGATCATCCGGCAGGCGCATGGAATGCAAGTCACGTATCTGCGGTTGAAGTCGGCAATGAGATTGCTGATTTAAAGAGCGCTGTAAATACATCCATAAATTCTCTTTCTTCAAAAAAGGTAAATCAACCTCTTGATGAATATAAGCAACCTGCGAACGGAAAGAGTGGACAGTCCCTTCGTACAAAGGGAGATGGAACTACAGAGTGGGCTGATGTTGGGTTACCTACAGACGAGCAAACAGCATATGCCGTATCAGATTGGCTTAACAATCATCCAGAAGCAACTACTACTGTGCAGGATGGGAGTTTGACTTTACAGAAGTTTAAAAATGGGGAAATTCCTTTTGTTACTCCAGAAATGTTTGGTGCGAGGGGTGATGGCGAAACCGATGATAGTGATGCATTAATTTTAGCTTGTGAACATGAAAATGTACTTTTGTCTAATAAAACATATAAAGTCACAAAAATAATTCCAACACAAACAAGCAAATTGATTGGTAATGGTAATAGTACTATTTTATTCGATGGCGAAACTCAAGTAATTTTAGCACCGAAAAACACTAATTTTTACATGGAAGGTATCCGCTTAAATGGTAATGATAAAGCTATTAAGGGTATAGCCGTTACTAATGATATCGTGGGGCAATTATATCAGATATGTAATTGTGAATTTTATAATTTTAACAATAATAATCTTCCAGCCGCTGTTGCTGGTATATACTCAACCGGCGAAATTGAATGTTTTGTTATTAGAAATTGTATCATTAAAAATGTATCAAGAAATTTTGTAGAGGGAAATATAAGCGCAAGTGTTGGACTTGCTTTAATTAATATCACAAACCTTGCTATTATTGATGGTAATTATATCGAGAATATTACCCCTGATTCAACTAGATTGCTTGATGCTGACGGCATCGAATGTTACCAAATAAACGCCACAGGCGAACAATTAAATACAGCGCAAATTATTATTTGTAATAATACAATCAAAAATTGTTATGGTAGATTTATCAAAATACAAGGACAAAATAATGTTATTATTAATAACTACTGTTACAACAATACTTCATTAATGGGCAATTTTAGAGGGATTGACTGTCAAACAGGGTCAGGAATAATAAAAAATAATAAATTGGTGATACTCGGAAACTACACAGGGCTCGGATTTATACAAATATCAACCAGACCTTATAGTTCAGGATTTTCACCAACAATTATTTCTGATAATATTATATATTCAGATAATAGAAAAGGTTCTGGAATTATTCTTCAGCTTTCAAATAAAAATGCTAATTTTGTAATAACAAATAATTATTTTAATTGCAATGTTGGTATATCCACATCATTGCTAGAAACACTTAGTCTTTACGTTAGTATTATTATTAATTCAAACATTTTAACTACGATTACACCAACAGCTATACATACAAATAACTTTATTACTACTGTAATTGATGATAATGTGGGGTTAGAAAGTAAAACTAAAACATTAGACCTTTTAAATTCAAAGGTTAATACAAGTGTAAGCTATGATGGGACATATATAGCAGATTTCTTGGATAATGTATTTAATGATTCAGAAATTGGATATTATTTCATAAATGCAATATGGAAAACACATGATAACTATATTTGCTGTGTTAATAAAAAATCAGCAACATCAGGTGTGTTAACATTATTTACTGGAAGTAGAATCTATCAATATTATGTTATAACTTTAGACGATAAAAGATTATATGAATTTACTGGCACTGCTAAGTAATTGGACACTTTAAATTAGTAACACAAACAGTTAGAACTAATACAAACTGACAATTTTATATTTTAGTGATTATTAGAGGCTATGTCTGAATTTGGACGTGGCCTCTTTTAATATTATTTACTATTTTTACATTATTTAATTTTTTGTAGAAGGAGGTTTTACCATGTCTTTATCTACAAATAATCCAATGAGCCCAGCTGATATGAAAGCAGTCCTCGGTAACAATAACGGTTACGCGGGTGATAATTTCGGTATGAGTGGCAACTGGTTCGTATGGATCATTGTACTGTTCCTCTTTGCAATGATTGGTGGTAACTGGAACGGTAATGGAAACGGTGGTAATGGCGGTGGAGATCGCGTTATCGTACAGACTCCAGCTCCGGCTTACGGATCTGCGGCTGCTGTTGACGTTTATACCGGCAGTGCTGTACAGAGAGGTTTCGATCAGGCGTCTATCATGAATGCTCTTGGCGATCTTTCTATCGGTCAGGTCAATGGTTTTGCGAACGGTCAGCAGGCAATGTGCTCTGGATTTAATAATGTAGTTGGTGCAGTGAGAGATGGATTCTCAGACGCAGAAATCTCTGCAAATGCAAGACAGATGGCTAATATGCAGCAGGGATTCAATGCCCAGATTGCTGCGATGCAGGCCATGAACTCGCTTCAGCAGGCTCTTAATCAGTGCTGTTGTGATAATCGTGCGGCTACTGCTGATCTCAAGTATACAGTTGCGACCGAGGCTTGTGCGGATAGAGCTGCTGTAACAGACGGTGTACAGAACCTGACAATGCAGGGAATCAACAACACGAATAATGTTGTAAGTGAACTGAGAAGCGGCTTCCAGTCTCTTAGAGATCAGATGTGTCAGGACAAGATGGATCGTAAAGATGATCTTATTGCTCAGCTCAGATCTGAACTTATGTATGCTCGTGGTCAGCAGTCTCAGGATGTACAGACGGCAACTATCGCCGCTGGTCAGGCTAATCTTGCAGCTGGTCAGAGAAACCTTGCGAACGAGATTGAGCAGTATATTAACCCTACTCCTAAACCGGCTTTCATTGTTCAGAATCCTAATGGCTGCAATTGTGGACCTCAGTATCAGCAGCCTTGTTGCGGTCAGGGTTACTACTATTAATTAAGGAGTGATATTTATGTCGGAATATGTATATGCGGCCGTACAAGAAGTTGCATATAATGCACCGGCTCTTCTGAATACAAGAATTCCTTGTAACAGAGGACTGGTGTTTCATAGTGATGGATCACCTCTTATCACTTTGACAGGCAATTCGAAAACTCCTTGTGACCGGTTTGTAAAATATGACGTTGAGTACGAAGCGAATATAGCAGTTCCTACAGGTGGCACCGCTGGTGAGATCGATCTTGCCCTTGCGATTGGTGGACAGGCTATCCCAATTAGTGTCGGAGCGTCTACTCCTACTGTTGCTGATGCGTATTTTCATGTGTCAGGAGGTATGACAATTGATGTTCCACGAACTGTAGATTACACGGCTTCGGTTATTAATACATCAGTAACTGTCGAACCAATTAACGTACGTAATCTTCGTGTTAAAATAACCCCAACACGTTGAGGAGGTGATCAGCATGGGAAAATTTGACGAAAGAGAAAAGCATATCCTTGACGAC